ATCTTGTTCACGACACAAAGGTACTAATAATGTATTAATTTATATATAATATTAAAGTTAAATAATGATAACAATGGGACAAAGAGACAAAGAGCGGGCGGTCTGCGAAAAAGTAGCCTACTATGTAGAGCACGGTTTTAAGAAATCAGAAGCTGTGCGCAAAACAATGGTTGATTTCTGTTATACAACGGAAGCATCAATATACAATATATTGCGGCGGAATAAAAAAACAAATGCCAATGATTAATTGTAGTCCTGACGTAATGCCTAAAGGACGTTACACGATTAAAGAAGCAGCGTCCAAACTTGGTATCAGTATTACTACTGTATATCGATATGTTGAAAGCAAGATAATTTCTTGTATGATACGCCCCAATGGACAGCGTGTTATTCTTGGTTCTGAGATAATACGTTTTTGGGGTGGAGAATACTTATAATAAATAACGTATATGGAAAAGGAGATACAACAAGCAATAGACTTATTATTGCAACACGGTTATGAGGTTACACCGCCACAATCAGCGACTGAAATCAACAATGAATTTGAACGTTGGTGGAATATGTATAACAAAAAACGAGGAAAAGACAAATGTTTTAAGCGTTGGATGCGAATGTCTAAGAAGGACAGGATAGCTTGTATTACAGCAACACCTGCTTATGTTCGCTCTGTGTCTGAAAAACAATATCAAAAAGACCCATTTACGTACCTTAATGGTCGTTGTTGGGAAGATGAAATAATAAACCCTTATGGAGAAGCAGAACAACGAACGGCAATTGGATTTGCAACCAAAGCAGCAGCAATCCTTAACGCAGATTAATTACGCAGAAAGAATGTTTGCACGTTATCCTCTAATAAGTCAAAGAAAAGTTATAATACATTCAGCATTAGAAGCGGTAACAACAAAAGATTTAGCAATAAGTGCTATTGATGCAAGGACGCAAGAAGGTTTATCTTTGAAATGGATAAAAGCGCAATTAATAGATGTGTTTAATTTTTGTGGTGCTTTCGGAGTTGTAAGTGATGCACAGGTTATAATGACTGCGAGGCAGATACGTACAAGATATTTTAATTTAACGCCCACTGAACTAACGTTTTTTTTTGAACAATTTGTCGGTGGAAAATATGGAGTATTGTATGTAGGTAAAACAATCAATCCACAAATAGTATTGCAAGCCTTACGTATGTGCGAGAACACTTTAATTAATCAAAGAGCAGAACTTCAAGAAGAACAAGAAGAAAAACAAAAAGAAGAAGAACAACGACTTGTTCGAGAAGGTAAAACAGGTATCAACGCATGGGCAATGTATTGTAAAAAACGTAACAAAGGCAATGCATCAAAACCTATGCAAGATTTTATAGTAGAAATGCGAAGAAGGAAGTTTAACATAAAATAAACAACAATGAAAATTGAATTAAAAACAATGATTCTCCAAAACTTTAAAAAAGAACGGAGCAAGACTATTGATTTTACGCACAATGTCGTTATCAGTGGAGGTAACGAGACTGGTAAGTCTACCATCTATGATGCTTACCTATGGTGTTTGTTCGGTGTTACAAGTCGTCCCGACACGACAGTACAAACCTTAGACAGCAACAACAATGTTATTCATAAATTGGAGACTTCTGTTTCGCTTGTTATTAACTACAATGATGAGCGAGATATTAAAATAGAACGTCGCCTTTCGGAACGTTACAAGGCAGAAAATACGGCAGAGGAGAAATTCTTAGGAACTACACAAGCACGCCTTGTGGATGATGTACCTTATTCTGTTACGGCTTTCAAGGAAAAACTTAACTCATTATGTAATTATGATGATTGGTTTTTACTTTCTAACATTAATCTGTTTTGGGCGTATAAGGTTGATGTGCGCAGAAAGATTCTTATGTCTTTGGCAGGGGAAATCAACGAAGTTGAACTGATGAAGAATTACCCTGCTGTATATAATGCTGTAATGGTAGAAAAGAAAGATTTGTCCGAAATACTTATACAGCAAAAAACAACACGTAAGGAAGCTAATGACGAATTGCAAACCATACCAGCTAAGGTACATGCACAAGACGCATTAAAAGTAGTAGATGATTTTGATGTTGTTGAGGAAGATAAAAAGAAAATTGATTTACAGTTAGCTAATATAGATGCTGCATTGCAAGGAGTTGTTACTAATACGGCAGAACAGCAAGAATACGAAAATAAACTTGCTACAGAAAACGATAAATATAATAAGGCAAGAGAACAGTGGCAGACAAATCATTTCCAAATGGTAGATGAAGCATTCGAAAATGTAACCGCTGCGTCAGAATCATTGCATGAAGCGACACGTCTGCAAAAAGAACATTCAGATACTTATGTTAATAACAAAACAAAAATATCTGAATTAACAAACGAGTTTAACAAGTTAATGCAAGAATGGAAAGATGTTAACGAAAAAGAATTTAACTTTGTCAAAACAGATGTTTGTCCCGTTTGTGGTCGTCTTTATACGGACGAAATGAAGGAACAGGAATACGAAAACGCTGTAAATGAGTTTAATACCCACAAGTCAAATAAATTGACAGAAATACAGAATAAAGCAACTGAAATACATAATCAGATAACTGTGCTTAAGGGTCTTGTCAATACTTACTTACTTGTTACATCTGTTAGTGACAACAATAATATAAAGACAAGACAGGAGACATATAATAATCTTGTCAATAAACGTTCTGAATTGCAATCGCTAACATGGGAACAAAGCAACGAAAAAGCAAATGCTGATGCATCATTACAGGCAATTGTAGCAACTAAGCCGTTACCTGTTGTTGATACTACGCATGAGGAGAACAAACTTAAAAAGAAGGAACTTACAAAAAAACGTGATGATTTAATCAAACGCTTGTCTGGTCGAGATAATAACCAACGTATAGAAGAAGAAAAAGAGAAACTTGACAAACGTTCTCGAGAACTTGCTCAAATTGTGGCAGATTGCAACGAGGTTATTCGTCAGACAAAAGAATACAAGAAAGCTAAAATAACGGTTGTTGAGAGTAAAGTAAATTCGTTTTTCTCACTCATTCGTTGGAAATTCTACGAACAGAATATTACCAATGATGATGAAAAGGAAATATGTAAAGCTATTGACCGCAATGGTGTTGACTACAACAGCACAAACGACGGAACAATCATCAATATGGGCATAGATATTATCAATGGCATTAGCAAAGCAAAAGACATATATGTACCGCTTTTTGTAGACCGAAAAGAGTCTGTAGAAAACGCATTACCTTCGACACAGCAAGCTATTTATTTACAATGTAAATATGGCGAACCTTTTAAAGTAGAAACATTTTAAAAAATACAATTATGGACAACAAAACAGGTATTACAGTTAGTCAGCCGACAACAACAACGCTCAATATGTTTGCGAGCCAAGATAGTTTTAACACAGGTTATAGAATGGCACAGATATTATCAGCGTCTACAATCGTTCCTAAAACATTTCAGGGAAACATCGGCAATACAATGATAGCAATAGATATTGCACAGAGATTGCACACAAATCCGCTAATGATAATGCAAAATGTATATATTGTTTACGGTATGCCTTCTTTTTCGGCTAAATTTCTTATTGCTTGTATCAACGCAAGCGGTCTTTTTGCTACACCACTAAGATATGAATTTGTCGGCGAAGAAGGCAAAGACACTTGGGGGTGCTATGCTTATGTAATTGACAAACAAGGTGAACTTCTGAAAGGTTCGACTATAACAATCGATGTTGCCAAGAAGAAAGGTTGGTATCAAAAAGATGGCAGCAACTGGAAAGTCGAACCCGAGCAAATGCTTCGTTATCGTGCTGCTACTCGTTTCCAAACAGCATACTGCCCGGAAATAACTTGTGGTCTTGCTGTCAAGGAAGACATAGAAGATGGCGAGTATACTGAAATTACAGAAGAAAACATAGACAAACTTACAGAGGAAGAAAATCTTGCACAGGTACAGGAAAAGGAACAAAAAGAAGCTAACACTCAATCTATGGATATGCGAACAGACACTACCACGTCTTCGGAAGAAACGAAACAAACAGAGCAAAAGACGACAAAACAAAAGCCACAAGATAAAGCGGTAAACAAACCGCAGCCTATGGGCAAGCAAGAAATGCCCGATATGTTTAAGCAATAACGCTTCAAATCTTCAAAAAACAAAAAATGTAAAGGGGTAGGGTAATCCTACTCCTTTATTATAATAAAACATACAGTATGACAATAACAACATTGGGTAGTGGTAGTTCTGGAAATGGCTATGTGTTACAGAATGATACCGAAGCTCTTATAATAGAATGTGGCATAAATTACAAGCACGCCGTAGAAGCCTTAAAAGGCAATGTTGGCAAAGTAAATGGATGTCTTGTTACGCACAGTCATTATGACCATGCAGGTTTTATACAACAGTACGCCAAAGCTTTTAATGTATATGCGACAAAAGAGACACTTGAAGAACGCAATATAAAGCCCAACACTTTTCATTACTGCCCCATACCTCTATTTAAAGAATTTAAAGTAGGTAATTTTGTAATAAAAGCGTTCGATACGGAACATGACACAAAGGCTCCTTGTGGTTTTATTATTTATCACGAAGAAATAGGTACAATGCTATTTCTTACGGATACACATCACATTAAATATAAATTCAATTTTCCTATTGATTATATATTTATCGAATGTAACCATACAGATAAGCTTGTTGACAATAGTGTAAAAAGTGGCATTATCCCTCGTAAGGTAGGCATACGTGCCAAAGCAACACATATGAGCCTTGAAAGGTGCATAAAGTGCCTTAAGGCCTGCGATACACGTAGGACTAAATCAATAGTGCTTATCCATGTATCTGCCAACAATGGTGACGGCAAAAGCTTTTGTAAAGCTGTGACTCAACAGACGGGAAAACCAACATATTTCGCAACAAAAGGTTTTAAACTTGATTTTATTGTTGATAATAATCTGTAATTATCTTTCGCAACAAAGACGTTATTGTCTAATATAAATTTACAACAAAAGAGGAGGTTGCATCACACTTATCAACCTCCTCTTTAATGTTTAACCTTTTATTTACCACCCAATATCTTCCATGCTTTCTCGCCCATAAATGGTGTATCATCATCGTTGAGCCAGTTGATTGCAATTTCGCAAAATTTTATCAACATAACACACCATTCTTCATTAGGCCACCAAGAATAAAGCAGTTTATAATTGTCGGCAATTACATTGTTGAGTACCACGGAAAAATCATACATATTATAACCATTGATTTGTGATTTGTATTCATTGTAAAGCTCAATAATATCACGTTCAGACACAAATGGTGCATGTATAGTACATCCGTCTATAGTAGTATAATACATTTGTGATATGCGCATTTTTGCACTGCTCTCATCAAAGTGGTTCCCTATTATCGCCTTGTGGATAGTTGCTTTTAATACTGTTTTTTCGTCGTTACTCAAACGTTTATTGAGTATATTCTCAATAGATGCAATAGCATTGTTCTTTGCTTGTTCGTCTTTACAAGCATAAATGTCGTTAAATAAGTCTGTCATAGTGCAATAGGTTTTAATTATTATCTGTTTATTTTATAAAGAATTGAATATCTTTTCGCAAAGCTCGCCCATTATATAACAGGGTTTTTCGCTTTGTAAGTCTATCCCGTCGTGACTGCAAATGTGTACCACTACATGAAACAACTCATGTGCAATGGTGTTCACTATACTTGCATGGTCTGATGATTTGCCGATAGCAACAACGCTTCGTCGTTTCTTTACGTTAGAGTAAGTAAGCCCACGGTCGTTGCTGTCTTTTAACAAATGTCCGTAGGCTTCGGTTAGCGACTCGCCATTGCAATCTATATCTTCCAATGCGCAGCATATCTCATTTGTATTATTGGCAGTATACCCGATAAAGCATAGTACACTCCATCCGTATTGCGCCAAATAAATCTCATACCTAATCATAATACATCTTCCCAAGGTATAGGCATACCATTGTGGCAGCAGTCGGCATAGAAGCGATTAAACACAAAACCGTCCTTCTGGTCTACATCGTCTATTGTGTCCTTTACATATTGCGCCAAGCTCAACTCGTCCTTTATGGACTTGCCCCAAAAGTCAGCCTTACACATGTTTGCAACATACACATGGTCATAGCCGACAAGGTTTTCAAGAGTCAGTCCATTTGTCTGCATCATTTCCTCTACCTTGTCCTTGCTTATAGGCTCAATCGGCTCTTCTTTACCGCTCGCCTTGTTAACCTTGCGCATCCGACCGACAGCCCAGTCGCACATCTTTTTGTTGAAGTGATAGCCGTTATATCTGAGATAAGCTATCATTCCTTCTGGCTTCAAATCGTAGACATCTAAAGGCATTCTACATTTTTTCATAGTCTTTCCTTGTTAAGACAGGTAGGAAACCGTATTCCCTACCTGTCGGTTATTACTTAGTAGCGTCTGCCACCACCATAGTAGCCGCCACCGTAACGCTCTCCGTAACGTCCTTCATCGTCGTAGTCCATGCCACGCTCATAGCGTCTTCGCTCGTCACGACCCATGTCTCGATAGTCCGGCATAGGCGAACGCTCGCCCATACGACCGTCACCATGTCTCAAACTTTCAATGCAGGACATTACCTTGCCGCCGTATTTAAGCATCTTCTCGGCATTCTCCACAAGCTCGTCAAACTTGTTTTCTGTTATCTCAACCATATACATAATGTTAAGTATTAAGTGTTTCCGTTCGACTTCTTGTTCAAGGCTCTTTGCAGCATAGTCTCTATATTAGACAATGTGCCTTTCATGCCGCTCACATCGGCTTCAAGATTACCTATCCTCTGTTCCTGCGCCTTTTCCTTGGCTATCTGCGGATTGAGGATGCCCAACATCTGCTCACAGTTCTTTACCACTTTCTCATGGTAGTCCTTACTGTCAAGCACCTCCTTTGAGTGTCTGAACATCGCTTCTACCTCTGCGCTCATAGCCTCACGGCTCTCAGATACAACGAGGTCTCCCGAGTTAGCAATCTGTCCGTTCGATGGCAATTGCTTAAACTCCGCCTCACCATCTGGCATCTTAACCTTTACATCTACCGTTGTTTCCATTGGCTGCGGATTAAACTGCCCAGGCTGATACGAAGGAAACTTGGGTTGCGGATTGCTCACGCTTACCACTTGCCCTATTTTCAGTGTCGGTTCTCCCGACTTGTCAAGCACATAGAATATGCTATTTGGTCTTAGTCCTTGAAACATAGAAGTCGAATTTTAACTTGTTATACAATACCCGTCATCAACTGAAGGGTGTTAGTGTCTCTCTCGAACCACAACTGATATACACCAGTTCCGGCTACATCGGCAACGGTCAGTGCTGCTCCATTGAATTTAGTCACAGCCTGTGTTGTGCCGTTGGTCTCAAAGAGGATTGGCAGCGTAGTCGTTGTACCTGTCGGTATAGCCTGTTGCAGATTCACGAATATTGTTCCTCTGTAGTTGGCATTTACGAAAGCGTGGTTCTTGAAGGTAAACACCACGTTAGCAGTGTTTACCTTTACGCCTGTAGAACCTACAGCTGCCGAACCTCTTCTATTGACCCATGAAAAAGGATAGCCCCAAATCATAGTCTTGTCCTCCTTTCTTTAAGTCCAGAAGCTCGCACCATTCACGGCATTAAAACCATACAGTCCCATCTGAGCTGCTACACAGTTAGGAACGGCTGTAAAGGGGCTGTAAGCAACAGTCGCTGTTTCGGGCAATTTACACTTGATACCTGCCACTTCTTGCTGCAGACCTGTCAATACGGCATTGATAGGTGCTATAGCCTGACCTACAATCTGCGAAGTCATGGCTGAAGATTTGAAGGTGCTGTTCTCTTCACGCAGAGCGTCAATCTTGTTCTGCATCTCGCGCATAACAGCCTGCTTCTGACCGTTTACGATGGTCTGGGTGCTATCCTTAATGGCGTTGTGCAAGTCGCAAGTCTGACGCTGCGTCTCGTAAGCAACATTAGAGAAACCACGCTCCTGACCAACAGCCACGTTGTTGATAGCGTTCGTCAAAGCTCCCGTCTGCTGACACATTGCCAGCTTCACGTTACCGTCCATTGCGGTAATGGCGTTGTTGGTCTTGCAGCAACACTCAGCAAGCTGTGTAGCGATTGCATTGTTACCCTGCATCAGAGCCGTGATTATCTGATTGGTATTCAACCCCATCTGATTACCGATGTTGCATACCTGCTGACCCAAGCTGTTGATAGCAGCCATTACAGCATCGCTCGAAGTGTTGAGGGCTGTTGCCAAGCTCTGAACATCATAGCCATTGCGCTGAACAGCTTGCATGATAACAGCTGTGTTCGCATCGTTGTTAATCATTGGCACAACGCCACCCTGTCCGTTAGGCATCATGCCGCCGCCAAAACCGCCGCCAAAGAAGTTACCTCTACCCATGAGGATAAACAGAAGCAAGATAGCGAACAGATTTTCACCCCAACCATTGCCGTTGCTCTTGCCGTTGCAAAGGGCAAACAAGCTTGGGTCTACGCCCTGCTTCTGCATGAGTGCTGGGAGCATAGCCAAAATGCTATTAAGACCGCCACCAGTACCAGGACCATTCTCTCCGAATACGTAAGTTTTACTCTCCATAATAACAATCTTTTTTCAGTTTTTACCTTAATAGATTTACTAACACTATTGTAACGTTACAGACACAAAATTAGCGTGTTACGACAAATAAAGCCATAACACGCTCACACTTTTTATTATCCATTGTAAATCAGTTATTTAGGTTGATAGCATATACTATCATTTCTTATGGGTCTTTCTTATAAACGGCAGTATGTCCCATTTCTTCCACCATCTAACATGACCTCCTACGTCTTGCTGTCCGTTAGGAATATCTCCTCTTTTTACCATTCTGTTGAGTGTAGCTTCACTGACACCAAGCTTACGTTGTACTTCTTCTTTAGACATCATTGGGTTCATCAGATTAGGAAGATAGTCTTCGCATAGTTCTTCTATATCTTCATCTGACATTCCACAAGCTGTTACCTTTTCTCCATTCTTCTGTTGTTCCCACGCTTTCATACAGCTCTCATACAAAGATTTCAGAATTTGAGCCAAGGTGTAATAATTGAATACTTTCCTTTTCATATTTTTCGCATTTAGAAGAAAATTCTTTTGCCTATCCTTGTTCTTGTTAAGAACCAGTCAATCGTCCAATACAGGTAGAATACTCCTGTCATAACAATAACAGACATACACGACATTACCATTTCTTTTGTGGTATACCACGACCAATACGTAAGGTGTATTGCATTGACACCGAAGTAGTAGAAGAATGGTATTCTGTAAAACCAACACAGCCAGAAGAATCTACTAAACAGTATAAGCACCATTGGCAGCAGATACAATAACACGTAAATAAATGTGTAGCTTGGCCAGTGTTCGGAATGCACGATAAACATTTCTCTCGGATTCTGCGAAAAATCCCACATAGCAAAGCTATGCCATACCATTATACATATAGGTAGCCGCTTAGTCATCCATTTTATAAATTTTAGTAGCCTTCTCGAATAGCTGTTACCACTCATTATTAACAGCGAGATAACCTCGCTCACGTCCATTCCATCCAAAACTGCAAGGATATCCATTTTCTTTTCATCTGTCATATCATTAAGTTTAAAATTGTTGTCGTTGCAAATATAACTAAATGATATAATTATTGTGTTTGTTTTGTTATTTATTTACAAATAAATAATTTGAACTTACAAGTCGTAACTGTGTGCGCACATAAAAATAGCATATTGTTACAAATTAAAAGAAAAAAACCTTGTCTATCCATCACGGACAAACAAGGCTATCCTTTAAAAACAATCTATTTACCTATGAATTAACACCTAATATCTTTGTGCCACTTTGGCATAAATGCTGATACAACAGCAAAGATACCAACAATTATCAATATTACGTATTCCATATTGCTTATTTTTGTTTACCAAATGAAAATAGTTTATACCCGACACCAATGCCGATATAAGGATGTAAGCCATTTTGAGGAGTAAGCCCGTAGCCGACGTTAAAGCTAACTACAAACCTCTTAGGAGGTTCTTTTATTATCTTGTTTATTGTCACCACGTCCTTTCTCGCATACACCCTTATGCTATCCAATGAAGGCTCATATCCGCTCACCCAGGCAGTATACGTGCTGTCCTCGTACCGCTTCTGTGTAACAGGCATATCTACCTGTATAGTATCAGTGTAGATAGAGTGTAATGTATCACGTACCACAGGCACCCTCACCCTCACATACCTCACCACCAAGCTGTCCCTCGCCACTGGCTTGTCATACGTCACAGTATCCACCACCGTCTCCCTCACGGTGTCCTTCCACTCTTCCGTCTGTCCCTTGAAGTAGTGTCTCATAAGCACCACGTTCAAGAACAGCAGAAAAGCCACCACCGCCACCCACACACCACCACACACCATCATCATCTTCTTCGTCATACCATCTCTTTTTTAGTTTTTACCTTTTTACTTTTCTCCATCTTCCCAAGCTTCCTCAACAGCTTCTCCCATGTCGGCATCCTTCTTTTTTATCAGCGCAATGATGAGACGCTTCACCGAGAATCTGTTTTTCACTCCGTGCAGCTCGCACACATGACCCACAATCGAATCAATCTCCCACACGCATCCAAAACCCAATCCTATAGCAGCCGTAGTGGTGTGTGTCGCCCAACCAAGCGGCTCAAAGATAGCAAGACCTATCACCGAGCCAAGTATAAGGTACGTCACATAGTCCACCGCCTTGTTGCACGTTCTCCGTCCAGCCCTCGAAAATCTGAAGTGCTCCTTCTTGTGCAGACTCTCACTCACACCAAACCAAAAGTCTGCCACTATCAGCACCACTATCAGTACCAACATCCATCTAAGGTCATACAGCGCAGTCAACGCCTCTGTACCCATTGTTCCCACAACCACCGCACGTCCTGCACTCGCAGTCATACCATTCACCATATTCTCCATACTTTACTTTTTTACTCTTTTACTCTTTTTACTTTTTTACAACGTCGCTCCAATTACCGCTCCCACAGCATCCGCAACCACGTCCTTCCAGTCAAACACCTCACCCGTAGTCGCATCATACAGCTCCTTAAGCAGTCCTACACCAAGTGCAACAGCAGCTCCTATCACCACACTGCCCGAGCATCGTTTCGCCACAACTGCAATCAGCGCACACGTCTCCACGTGCATCACCTTGTCGCTACCCACCTTGTCTACAATCTTTGTTACTAAATTCTCCATAATTCAAAACTCACAATTTAAAAATAAATAATTCAAAATCGCCCAAGGCGACTAACTCCTAATTCGTCACTCCGCAAAGCGGCTTGCTTCCCACCGTCTCCTCGTCTTCAGTCCTTCCATCTGTCTGCCACCTGCATACACCCACTTCAAGAACTCCGCCTGGATAGCAGCCACCGAAGCCTTCTTCTGAATCAGCTTAAAGAGCGTAGACCCCTTGAACGCACCCGTACCAAGATTGAAACAGAAGTCCGCACACGCATCAAAGCGTCCTTGCGACTTACACACCTCCGGCACGGCAGACAAGAAGCTCTCGATAGGCGCAAGGTCAGCCCTCAGCCACTCCTCAGCCTTCGCCTTGTCGCACACCGTGCGAGCCGTCACACCCTTAGTATGCCCATACCCACACGTCCACACCCCAGCAGGGCATCGGTAAGCCTTAGCCCGATACCCTTCAAACTGCTTCAGTTTGTCAATCAATACTTCACTTGCTTTCATAATTCAAAAATGCTTATTACTAACTCCTAATAACTATCGCCCCTCGCACCTCGTCGTAATCCACGCTAATCCCCTCGCATCTCTCCGCCGCCTTGTTTGCCCTCTGTGTTGCCGTGTCCGCATCCGCCTTAGCCTTAACAGCGTTGTCAGCAGCAGTTTTCGCCTTAGCCACAGCATCCGCCGTCGCCTTGTCGTTCTTCGCAACAGCATCCGTCGTCTGTTTCTTTACATCAACAATGGCATCAGCTGTCTGTTTCTTAACGTCGGCAAGCGTAGTGTCCGTCTGATTATTCATTTCTGCAATGGCAGCGGTCGTTCTCTGTTCAGCGTCCGCAGCAGCCTTGTCAGCCTTGGCAGCCGAAGCGTTAGCCCTCTCCGTAGCCACATTCGCCTTCTCTATAGCCTCGTTTGCCCCCGTTATCAGGTTGCCAAGCTCCACCGTAGGAGGCAGCACAACAACAGCCGTGTCCATCTCCACGCTGTCCTCACCCTCCTGTGGCTCAAACACCGTATCGCCCGAAGCATTGTTGTCTACGAACTGTATCTGCTCATACTCATTGCTGCGCCAAGCGCAACCGAACAACTTGCCCTTTACCTCAAGCGCATACGAGCCAAGCGACATCTCCGAACTCTTTACTCTCACCTCAAGCAGCGAGTCGTCCTCCACGCCTATCGTATGTGCCATTCTTCTACGGCGGAAAGCATTGACAAGGTTTACCTCAACCTCCTCGCAAGCAGGCAGTGGAAACTTCTCCACCTCTCCGCCCACAATCTTCCTTACCGGCACTCTCAACGTAAAATCGTTACCTCTTACTATCTTTTTCATATAATCTGTTTTTTAATTCAAAACTCAAAATTCAAAATGCGCCAACGGCGCACAATTCCTAATTCCTAACTCCTAACTCCTAATTACTATTGCCCCCTTCTCCTCGTCAAACCCAATATCCACCATACTCACCCTCTGTATCTGCGCCACCCACTCGTCACGAGTACCCGTATATCCACCAGCCTTCGCCACGTCATACGCGTCCTCGCCACGGAAGTCAGCACCCTCGACACGATAGCACTCCTGCGAGCCATCCTCCTTCGGACGGATAAGCAGCAGCGTGTCACCCGGCAACACCTTGTCCGCCTTCGGCAGACTCAGCACATCAATAGTCTCAATATTTTCCATAATCTTTATCTTTTTAATGTTACACCAATACGTTACACCAGTACGTCACCATAACCAACAATATAGCCGACGTCTCCGCCACGAACCACGGCTTGCTGTCCTCGTCCTTGCACGCCCAATATAAGCCATACAGCCCCATAGCAGCAATCGTCAGCCTTACGTCCACCGTCATGCACCAGCCAACGCTCGCCACAGCCGCCACAATAGCCGCCCCTTTATGCAGACCCCTATCACTCTCCTCCAAGAACCTCGGCGCCATACCCACGAACATCAACCCCTCGCACGCAAGGAAGGCAAGACACTGCTCGCCAAGTCCGCTGTCCAACAGGCACACCATCATCATTGCTCCAAACGCAATCAACACCACTTGGAACACCCAACCCCTCTTGCCAAGCAAGTAGTAGATAGATGATACCATATCCGGCACGCCATACTTATCAATCACCACGCAAAGCATCGCCACCATCAGCAATGCCGCAACAAAACTCAATACTATCATATTTTTAAAGTTAAAAGTTAAAAGTGAAGAGTGAAAAATCCATGTGCTCTCTTAACTATCGGATTTCTCACTTTTCTCTTTTCGTTTTTCACTTACACGCTCATTGTTAGCATCTCCGGGTACCCCTTCTTATAGTCATACCCAAGCACCTCCTCAACAGTGCTCATTTCCGCTACCGCCTTCTTATGCGCCGCCGTCACGTTAAAGCACTCAAGCGCATACATCTCCAACGCCGACAGCAGTTGTATCGCCTTGTCGCACTCCACCACCAACTTCACATCGCCAAGCCACAGCGTCGTTGTTGCCTGTCCCATGCCCTTAGCAATAGTAGTCGAGTTCATCAGTCCCACACGTGTCGCCTTGTCCAGCCACACACGCTGTCCGTTAAGGATAAAGCCATTCACGGCCGAAGAAGTGTCGTGCTTCTCAATCTCCGCAAGCACCATCTTCTGTGCCGCAGCCGTAAGCGCAGCCTCCGATGTCATGCCGCCCGTCTCCAAGCGCACACCGTCATACACCCACACCTTGCGCACCACCGCTTCGGTAGTTGCCATTCCGTTCTCGTCAGGCATACTGCCCGAAATCTCCGTCTCCTCCTTGCCGTTGATAAGCAACAGCACAACACCATCACCAACAGTCAGTCTCGGCTGTGCCTCGTCAAAATAATACTTCTCCATAATAAAAAATTAACATTAAACATTTAAAACTCAAAATTCAACATTCCAAATTCAACATTCAATCAAATGTACTGCATCTGATTCGTCGAACCCTCAAAGATATATCCGCACTCGTCCACAATCCTCACGTCCTCCAACGGTAGCAAGTTCTTCTTGCCATACTCCTGCTCCGCCGTCACCATCCAAGCCACTATACCCATCATGCCACCGTGTACCTCCCTTGCCACAGTCTTGCCCGTCAGTTCTCCGTCGTCGGTCACTTCCGGCATACCAATCAGCATCTTAATCCAGTTGGGTTCGCCAGATTTCTCACTCTTGCGTATCTCGTAGTCAAAGACAGTAAACACCTGTCCGCTACGTGCCAGTTCCAGTGGCTTGATATTTGGAGCATCCATCTTGCGGTCGATGCGTATCTTCTTTGTTAATTCTCTTAATTTCATTTCTTTCTCAATTTTTACCATCTCTCCGAATCCGTCAGTATGTCGCATCAGCCCGAAATAACTGCCCCAGGAATTGTCGTTGTCGCACATCCTCGCTCTTAGCAACGTATCTTTGCGTATAAGGCAATATCCCTTGTTCGTGTCCGTCACGCTCTTGTCGGCATTGCGTATTACCCTATAACCGCAGAAGTCAAGTCCTCGCTTGTCGTTGATGTCTGTAATCCTTGTGTCGCCACGCTTCGCCATCATCTTGAGTTCATACCACCAATACTGTCTTATTCTCCACTTCATCCGTTGTGCTTCCTCCCTTGTTCGGCAAGCCACCATGCAGTTATCGGCATAGCACAGCCGCCATTCGGTGTTTTGGCATAGCCATTCGTGAAATCTCAGCATCAGTATGTGGTGAGCAAGCGGACTCGTCGGTGTGCCTACAGGCAGCTGTCCGTCAACGAAGCACAGCTCCACGGCAAAGTCTATCAGCCATTTGTCGCCAATAAGGCATTTCAGTTCCTTACGAAACACGCTTGATTTTACGTGCATATAGCATTGTCGTTGGTCGGCTGTCACTATCCAGTCCATCTCTCGCAGGTCGTAGAACAGATGCTTCACTCTTGGTAACACATAGTTGCTTTTCAGTTCCTTGTGCTTCGCCGATGGTGTTATGCCGCACCCTTCCTTGCAGTTGAGCGATACCAAAGGGTCACGTCTACGATATATAGGTTCCAGTTTATTCTTCAGCAAGTGCTCGTACACCAACGTTCTGAACGTAGGAGCGTCTATATGTCTCACCTTCTTGTTGTTGTTCACCTTGGTCAGCTTACGATATTCGATGTCCTTACGCCAACTTCCATCTTTGAGATGTTGTTTTATACTTGCGCATAGCCCGTCTACATCCTTCAATGCCTCCTTTACTTCTGGTCGTTTCTTTCTGCCTTTTGCGGCACTCCACACAGCCTTTTCGTAATCGCCGGCAGTGAATGGTATGTAATTGGGTCTATGCACGTTTGTTATATATGTTTTTATACGGATTTCTCCGCTGTTGATATTCAGTGTCGGGCTAAAAAGTTGACGGAACTGTCTGTCCGTCAGAATGTCTCTCGGTCACGTCCGCTGCATCACGTACAGCCATCGTGCTACGCTCACATCCCTTGTCTTTGATATTCTCTGCTTCTCCTGAGCGAGAGTGGTGTTCCCGTGTTATTAGTTCTGCATCTTTTATGATGCCCGACGTTGGGCAGAACCGCCATTGTTCACGTTCGAGTTATTGACCGCATTGTTCGCATTGAGGTAGCGAGCTGAACAATTCGCATTATTCGCATTGCCACGAAAACGCAAGGCTCGGGAACACCAACCTCTTTAGCCACTCCTCATCAGTGTGGCGTCACCTCTCATGCAGGCTTCAGAGGCTTCGGCCCTCATGCCGAGCTTGTCCTGGTTTTGAGGAAATATATTATCTTTCTCCATTCCTGTACTATCCTTTAACATTTGGATTCTTCACTCTTCACTTTTCCCTTGGCAAGAGGGGCCCCGGTTGCACCGGGTGCCCACGTTGCACGAAGTTGCACTTGGCTGCGCCCTATTGCACGATGCGACACTGGGCAGAACCGCCATGGGACACGTGCGAGTGACTGACCGCAGTGTACGCATTGAGGCAGCGAGCTGAACAATTCGCATTATACGCATAGCCACGAAAACGCAAGGCTATGCGGGCGCGTTGGTCAATGGTAGACGACCAGTAAGGGTACACGTCACCGTAGTAGCACTGCCAGTTGGCGAGGTTGCCTCCTATCTCCACAGGCCACGGAGTAAAGCCTTTTCGGTTCTTCACGTAGCTGTTGTTTGGCATAGGCGGACCGAAGGTGCCAATCTTGCTGTATGCCTTCTCGAAGCCAAAGGTGCCGAGATTGTTTCTTACCGAGTCTGTCTCGTATGCCCACTTCTTTTGTTCTGGCTCAAGGTATATGTCGACAAAGTTCACCTTCGCACGGTCAACAACGCTCGATGCGTTCGACTTGCAGGTGCCTACAATCTCACAGCCGCCACCCCAATAGGCATAGACGTCGCCAATAATGTTCATGCCCTGTATAAGGCTCATTCTCAGACTAAGCTCAAGGTCGTAGGTAGCCAACGTCTCGGCATCCTTATAGCCCTTGCAAGTGCCTATCTTCTTGCAGTATACCTTGCAGTTCATCAAGCCGTCTGCCAAGCCCTTAACACCCGTTATGTTCTTGTAGTGGTACATCACGCCGTATGCCTCGTATTCTGTGTTCTCTGCTATGCCAAACTCCGCTGCCCACGATGCCGCCATCTGGCTCTCCATGCACTGTTCCTTCGGGCGGTAAAGGTTTATGAAATACGAGAAGTTCTGCTTCTCCATCTTGGCGTTGCAACCAAATGGCGTTGCCTGGCTAAACTGATCGTAAATCCAAGCCTCGGTGCCTTGCTCCCTTGTCCTTACGCCGCCATTGTTCAACCACGTGTCCTCATTGCTACAGCTGTCGTTAGACGATATGCCAGAGCCAAACAATCGGTTGTCGTGCAAATACTTTGTACCGTACAGCAACTCCATACACATGATAAAGGTGTTGATAGTATGATAACCACCCTCTGCAAACGGCAGCGGCATTTCTGGGGCTGTATTATTGGCACGGGCGTACTTCATGGTTGATATTTGGCTCATATCAGATATGCGAGGATATGTTCTGCCGTCGTTCACGTATATAGCGCACATCTCCTCTCCGTAGGCGCTTGCTCCGTTCATGGTGTTTGGGTCTTTTACCGCATACGCAAAGAAGAAGTTGCGTGTCTTGTTGTCAACGGTCGTCACAGGGCATGGCGCCAGTGCTGTGCCAAGCAGCGGAAACTTGCCAGTGTTGATGCCGTCATACTTCATCGGACGCTTGAACACTCCCGACAACACCTTGCCGCTTTCGCCCTCCTGCCGGTCTACGGGATAGATAGTGTCGTAGCGACCAATCATCACCGAATACTTGGTCTCTGTGGTTTCCCAAGGCAGCAACTGACGCACCTTGTTACCCTCTCCGTCGTACAAGTCCACCAAGCCGAGCGAGTTGTACACCTCGGCAGCGTCATACGGATGCGCACCTGTCTTGTCCGTTACAACCACGCCGTTCTTTAATGTCAGCATCTGTGTATGCTCCGCATCGGTATAGAGTTGTATATCACAAGCGGCACGCATCTCCTCAGTAATGCCCACGGTAGGAGCAAACGCACCCGTCACAAAGCGGAAGTGATTGTTGTCCATCAACTGACCTACAGGGTGTGTACCCTCGCCCGTGTTGTCGGTATGGTCGATAAGGAACGGATGCCAGTCGCCCAACACCTCCTTGTTGCCCTTGCCGTTCTTAAACTTAGGGTCGCCAGTCACCTCGTCGTTCTCGGCAACGTAGTAGTCCTTTACGTTCTCCTTCAGCTCCGCAATCTCCGCCTTGTTCTGCTCCACCTGCTTCGCCATCTCGGTTGCCGCAGCCTGCGACACCAGCTCCAACGATTTCTCGGCTCCATTTCTGTCCGTCACCTTCAGAATATTGTCGTCACCAAGCACAGCGTTCACCTTCTCGGCGGCAGCGGTAGAGTCGTTAGCCGCTGTAGCGGCAACCTGTGCTGCCGATGTAGCGGCGTTGGCAGCCTCCGTAGCCTTGTTTGTCTCCCTTACAGCCGCCTCCGTCGCCGTCTTGGCATCCATTGCCGCTTGAGCCGCTTTGTTGGCGGTAGTCGCAGCAGCGTTAGCAGCCACCGTCGCAGCAGCCGCAAGGCTCTCCGCCTCGCTAAGGTCGATGCACTTGTTCCACCATGCCGTGTCCGTAAGCGGATGCCCCACGTTCTTGCCCGTCGCAGCGTCCACCTTAACGCTCACCCACACCGCCTTGCCATTAGAAATGTAGTCAAGCCTCTCATACTCCCTTTCTGCCGACCATTCCGACCCTGCCGGTGTCAGCACAACCTTGATTACTTGCTCTTTTTTTGCCATATCATTAAGTTTTTAAAAATTTATTCCCTAAAAAGCTATAGTATTTTTCACTTTTAACTCTTCACTTTTAACCAAGCACATACCCATACTGCCTACACTGCCACACCGTCCCGTCGAAGAACAGTTCTGCGTCTTGCACATACGCATCAAGCGCACAAGTGGCAGCCGTCTTAGAAGTTCTGCTCTGTATGTCGCCGCTTTCCTTTCTGATGAACCAATATGTGATGCTCGCTCCCTCGCTTTTCATCGTAACCGTATTAGCCATCGCCTTTATAATCTTGTAGTATTGCCCAATCTCCGGGTCAGACGGCAGCGTTAGCGTTACACCAGCACGGCACACCACCACACACTCCATCTTGCTCAACGCTCTGTTGGCTGTAGCCACCGTCAGCATAGGGCGCATACCAGCAATGTCGCCCTTCGAGATAAACAGAGCATGGTTGCCGTTAGGCCAGCTACTGCCCGCTATGTCTTGCAGCTCCCTGTGCTCAAGGTTCATCTTGCCCGATACACTCAGCATCATGCCGAAGTTTACCTGTTTATAGTCGTAGGGGTCATTCCAGTCTCTCTTCGAGTTCAGAGACATACCTCCTTGCTTACCCAATCCTTCCACACCACCCAAGATGGCGTTGCCTAAAACAAGGCCAAAGTTGTCGTCCCTACTTCTGAACACGATGTCAGAGCTGTTAAGGGACATATAGTCGGTTTCGCCAGGCGTGCCGTGCTTCAGATAATTGACATTAATCTCAAAGCAGCCTATATAACCCTTTACCGCCTTTATCGCACCCGTGCTCGTAACATAGAACGGAGCATCCTTGGCAGTAGACGTACCCACAAACAGAGGAGCATACTCGCTGCCCACCATGCACTCGGGCGTATCGTAGTTGCCAAAGTAGCCCACCTTATTCTTGCCGTTCTCGCTCTCAGCCCATAGATGCTTCACGTTAATTAGGTCGGCGTTCAGTCCGTCCTCGTCAAACACCGCGACCTCCTTTCCCGTCCTCGTCCTGAACTTCGTCCTTTCCGCCGTCATCGTTATCTCCTTGCTGTTGATGTCGATGCCAGTGTCAAGCAAGGAAGCCAACATGCTTCTGTCTTCCACATAGTCGCTGCTCTCGGCAGTCCATTCCGTAGCCGTGGCACCCACCTCAAGCTTTATCTGCGACACAAACAGCCTGCTGCCGGTAAACGTGCGCAACACAACAGCCTGTGGCAGCGAGTCGCCTATCACACGCCAATGAACGTAGTACTTCTGCCATTTGCCAGATACACTCATAAGTGCCTCGCCGTCGGGAGTTGAGGTGTTTATCACGTGTCCGCATATCTCCACCGCCACGTCAGGTGTACCGTCATTGTGCAAAAAAGCGGCTATATGCGCATAGGCATCCGCATCGCTGTCGCCCTTAGCCATAAACGACAGCATATAGTCCTGTCCCTGCTTTATCACACCCTTGCCCGAGAGGTCCCATGTCACGGTGTCTATCCTGCCGACAGCACCGCTTCTTATGTCCGTACACAGCGTAGCATAGCTGCCGTATCTGTCCGCATCGCCTTCTTCTAAGAGCTTGGTAAATTTGCTGTCTACCGTCAGTCCGTCACCGTTTGTCAAGGTGTCAGCTCTCGCAAGCAAGTTGCCGCCACGATAGTTGCAGTCCTCCTCCGACAGCGACCATCCTAAAAACTCGCTGCCCTCTGTCAGCATAGGCAAAGCAATGCGTGCGGTGTGCGCACCCGAGTAGATAAAGACACAATCAGCATACGCCGTCCTTGCGTCAAGCTCAAATGTCTCGGTCATAAGGTTCCACCCCGTACTCATATTCTTCGCCACCTCGCAGTATATGCTAAGATTGTTGCCTATGTCGTTCATCTGTGCGTCCTTCTGCACGATATACACGCCAAAGTCACGATAAGCCACATCCCCGTCACACGCCAACATTGCGCTTACCGTATGTGTACGGTTTCTGCCAACTTTCACACGCAAGAAGTCAACACCTCTGTTCTTTCCCTTCGCTCCGTCTATCACCACGGCGTTAATGCCATCATACTGATATACGGTCGTAATCCAAGGCTCATACGTGTCGTTGCCAGTCCACGATGCCTCCTTGCGCTTAAATGCAGTACCCGTAAGCAGGTTGAATCTGCCCTCGCTGCGCTGCACAACCTTCAAGCTAAACTCCTTCGACGTCTGCTTGAATGTCGTTAGGTTTGTATCCACCTCGCCAACCTTCTTTTCAGTCTCCGCCACAGTGCTCGTGATGCTTCCTATATTCCCCTCAATACTCATAAACCTATCCGACACGTCATAGGCTGTCTTAATATTGCCTTTAGTGAAAACCTTGAAGTTGTCAGAGTTTACATATGTCATAGGCGGCGACGCAAGGAACGTCAAGTTTCTCCACTTCCAAATCGTGCTCAAATCCTCCTTTCCTTTCTCGTCCGCATAGTTGCCAATGCCGTGATACATCGCAATGGCAGGAGCCGTGCCCGAAACGTCGTCCTCCGTAGACGTCGACAACTTAATAGCGTTGCCCCTCGACAACCACTTCACCTGGTCGCCCACTTGCACAATCACGTCACCAGCCATAGGCACGTCAGGCTCGCCGCCACCCTCGGCAGGCTCATAGCCAGCATAGTTGCGTCCGCTAACCGAAAAGTCATAGTCGTCCATCGTCACACCGTCCTGCTCAAGCACCGCCCCGAGGCTTGTCAGCCCACTCGCAGCAGCCACAGCCACGGCAGCACCGCCAAAGGTCAGCACCTTGCCCGTACCGTCGGCAAGCAGCTTCAAGCCATAGCTCGGAACAACTTCGTCCGTGCCGTTGAACCGCTCCACGTTGCTCAACACCACATAGTCGTACAGCCTTCCGTCCTCAAGCGTCTCTTGACCCACAGCCACCACAAGTCGCCAGTAGTAGCGGTTGGCAAGCTCGCCCTCCGTCTGCGCCTTAACGTTAAAGGTCTGGCACATCGCCATCATGCCCGGTCGCCACCAGTTCATCGTCCTCGTCGTGCCGTCGTCGGCGGCAGCATAACACTTGTATGCTATCACCTTCTCGCCATTCGCGTCCATCACATAAGCCACCTTAACAATCGTAGAGCCTGCATTGCTAAAGATAGTCGTACCACCCGAATAGCTTACCTTGCGTATCTCAGCACCTGCCGCAAACATCTTCACACGAGTCGTCAGATAGTCAATGTACATGTGACTCTTGCCGTCCGCACCCATGTACAGGTCGAAACCCTGCGCACCGATAATGGTTCGGTCCGCCTCGGTAGAGTGAGGGTCGTGCACACGGTCCACAACCACGTCGCCAAGCACAGCGTTGCCATCGCCAGTCAGCCCCCTCTTCCCGTCCTTGCCAAGCTTCAAACCCTCCATAAAGGTTATCGCCTTCTGCGCCGTGTCCTCGTCTGTTTTTGACAAGAAATATCGGATTCCGTATTGAGCGATAAGTCTGTTAATCTGCGAAACAGTATAACCTCCTTGAGAGCCGCTGCTGTTACCATTAGAGATAATGGACTGCACATCTTCTTTTAATTGTGTTATAGTGCCTTTTAACGTCTGATTACCAACTGTTATCTCTTGAATTATATCATAATCAATATTCGTTGACAATTTAAGAACACGTGTTTCAAGCTCATAACCTTGTCCGTCATTATATATAACACGCTGACCTATCTGTAATCTTGGATTTTTTTCTTCAAATACCTGTGGATAGGACTTGCACGTGTAGTTATTTAAATCCGAAGACAGGCGTTTTATTTCATCAATTGTTTGGTCTAAGAGTTTTTCTTGCGCTTCTTCTTGGTATTTGTTCGACATTGCAATGTTATACAAAACAACAATATTACACCTTAAAGATGGGAGGTTTTCTCCGTTAGGCACAAGACCTTCGTTTAAATTTGTTGGTATAATTAAGTTGCTTTCCTCTTGATATATTATTTCATAATCGCCAGCGTATATTACAAAGTTAGACGAACTTACATCATCAGAATCATGTACTGTTTCTTTATTTTTGTGATAATGTAATTGAAAACCCACGTGTTCCCCATTAGTTCCTCTTCCGCACAATGGAGAAGGTAATGCGCCTTTCTCAAAGTTAGGTTCAAAGGAGCAAGATGGTTTTTTTCCATTAACAAGCAAATTGTCACTAAGCTCAAAGGCATACCAATAATGTTTAACACCCTCGTCGACTGTTGTATTGACAAGTTTCTTGTCCTTTTCTTCTATTGTGGTACAATACGCTAACTGCATATACCATACAGTAAAGGTTTTGTATGATGCAACACTTCCGTCGGAATTGTAAATTAAAGGTACTTTTTTGTTGGTCTCACTATCTATGACATATTTTTCTCGTCCACGGACACGATATACGTAAGTGTTTAAAGATGGGTATATCTCCGAAAAGTTAAGAACCTTTGTCAGCAACGGCTCTGATTGTTTGTTCTGTCGAATGTCGATAACAGAAAACTTGTCTATTGTATATGCTACATCTTTATTGTTAAGATGAATATTTCCGTTACGTACAGGGAGCTGTAGTCTAATGTCACCAGAAGATATGTTTTCGCCTTTGTTGTTTGTCTGTGTTATGTTGCGAGAGCCGCCGAAGACGATAAATGAATTATAAAATTCTTCCTTGCTTGCAGACACAGACGAGACACCAACATTCTCTCCAACCTCCAATTTATATCCACTATCTCCGATAACAACATTTCCAAGGTATATTATTTCGTTGTCGTAATCTATATGCCATTCACATTTATCTCCTGCCGCATTTGCAACGGCAGAAAGTAAAGACAAAACATCATTATTAGAAAAAGATACATTTAGCGAGTTTTTTAATTTACCTGTTAAAACTGACTTCCAACCACAACTCCCAAATTGCAAATCCTTGTTAAGGAAATCACATATATATGTCATTATTGCATCGGGTGTACCTAAGAAGCTCCAGTTTGTTTGCTTTATAGTCTCGTTTTGTGAGTTTTTTGTATTGATATAAAATGGTACCTTTCCTAATATCATTTTGGGGTGTTGGAACTCGGGCGCATACTTCCATGACATCTCGTCTGCTTGCTCTGGCTCATAGGGGTCAAGCAACAAAAAACGTCTTGTTACCTTGCGGACAGAATCGATATAATAAGTATGTACTATATACGAACCAACGGGCAGTGTAACCTTAATGTTGGAATTAAATGAGAGAAAAATGTAATCTGATTTCGACATTTCTTCCTCTCGTTTAGCTTCTTTTGTCACCAGAACTTGCATTAACAAGCTACCGTCAATGTTATATATATTTATCATATCTTTTCTCTGTCTTTAGGGTTGTTCTCTGTTAATTTCAATGTAAAGTTACTTTTTTTAAGCCCATAATCACCATACCTTGAACATTGCGTATAAACAAGTTTAAATACACGTTTTAAGCAAGGTACTTTTAGACAAAATTCACCGCTGTAAGCTATTTTATTTAGGAAACGCTCATACTTTTCTAAATAATCAGCTTCAGATTCTCCTTCAAGGAAGAATGACAAATTGATTTCACGCTTATCTATTTTACAAAACTTTGCAGATGCGACAACCGCCACGCCATGTGAAAGTCTACTGTCATTGCTTATGTATGATTTTACAGGAGGAGGGGTAAGCAAAGCTTCCCTCCATCCTCTTGTCAATGTTACTCCAAATGTGTCGATATCAACATAATCTTTGTCAGTTTCGTTGATTAATTTTATAAATGCTTGATTTTTCATATTAATATCTGTCTTTCATTAATTTGTACATACTTGCTATATCTTCACGTATCAATATGATAGGTGCCGTATTTTTAACTATTTGCTGTAGTTGTCCTAAACCCTCATATTGTATGTCACGCATTTCTGATACATTTAAAGCTGTTGCTTCTGCGTAATTTCGCATTACACTAACATCAACACTTATTTGATTTCGTGTATTGTTTCCTTGCTCCAATGCAATTTGCATAGCGTAACCAATGCCAATTAATGCGCTTGCTTGGTCTGTTGTAATAGCTTCTATTGCTTTACTTGTAGCTGTTTGCCTTGATTGTGCTTCGTCATACCCGGTGATTGCCGCTATTGTATCTCTCTCCTTCATGCCTTCGTCGATAATTTTTTGATATTCCTTTTTTAATTCATTGATTTCGTCCGACGTAAGGTTGCGCCCTCCATTTTCTTTCATTTTGTTTGCCCATTTTTCGTAGAGAGGCTTTAGTTTTTCGTCCATTAATTTGCTTAAAGCAAAATTAAGCATAGACTTATTAAGCATAGCCGTGAAATCATCAGCAAAATCTTGTGCAGACTTGCTCATATCTGTCAGGTTATTTATGAAATCATTTTTCATTGTGTCAAAACTTGTTTGTGTTAAGTTTTGATTTATCTGTTCTGTTAATTCTTCAAGCTTTCCTGCCAACTCTGCATATTGCTCCCAATATTCTGATTTGTCATACTTGCCTTGGTCCATCATTTCTTTCCATACGTCTTGGTTGTAAGTGCGTATATCGTTCATCTGTTCAGGAGTAAGTTTGTACAAATCCGCCAAAGAATTAACGCTATTAATTGAAGCTCCTACATATTCACCTTTTACCTTTGCTTGTTGTGCAAGCGTTTTGTTTATAGCAGCATAAGCATCGTCTGACAAATTCCAATAATAAGAATTAGAATGATGCGAACCATGATACCCCATTTGCGTTTGGAGAATACCCATTGATTGTTTATTTATCATCTCCTGTGCTTTATATGCTTCTTGGTAATTGCTAACGGCTTTTATGCCAGAACTTCTGTCAATAGATGATTTTAGCTGCTCTATAGAATATTGCAAACGTTGATTGCTTTCGGTAAGTTCCTGTGTCCTCTTTGCAACTTCTGCTCCATTTCCGCCACCAATACCAAACATCTTGCCAAAGGATTTTACTGCGCTAATGCTATTAAATGCTGCGCCAATGAAGTTATCAGTAGCAAAGTCGCTTGCAGCGTTTTTTGCACTATTTATGCCATTTATTCCATAGTTTACCGATTTGGCAAAGCCACTGTTTCCCAATCCTATTGAAGAAAGCAAATTTGGAAGGTCTTGTACCTTATCCAATACACCTTGTAAATCGCCTACGATTTTTAATGCAGTTTTCTTTGCGCTGTCTTTTGCTTTGTCGTTTGCGGCGTTTGCTTTTTTCTGCGCCTTGGTGACTTCTTCTGTTGATTTAGCAAGCTTTACTTCCGTAACGCCAAGCTCATCAAAGGCTTTTTTTAAGTTTGATTGCGTTTTAGGGTCTGCAACCTTTGAAACGTATTTATCTTTATTTGCATAAGTTATACTTGAGTATGACGCATCAATACCAGCTGCCGCTAACGTGGCTTGTATATCGAGTTTTTTTGATGTGTTCGCTAACCCTGCCTTTGCTTGTTCAGATTGAGCTTGATTTAATGCTAATTGAGCATTTTCCGCTTCTTCTATAAGACGTTTGTGTTCTCTTACAGATTCATTCACAATACCCCAAGAATTCTTCTGCTTGCTAATAGCTTCGTCTACCTTTGTTATCTGTTCGGACACAACTTTCATATCGTCTATCTTTAGCGTTCCAGACGATAGCAAATTTTTTAGCTGTGTACGTAGTTTTTCGAGATATTCAGACGAGTGGCTTTCGAGGTCTTGAAAAACCGAATCCCAATCAATGGCGTCTTTTGCTTGCTGCATTTGCAAATCACTAAGTTTGTCTTGCAACTCGTTTTCTGCGGCAGAAGCTCCAATCTCGTTACCGCTATCACGCAGGTCTTTTATCTTTCTTTTATATTCCTCTGTGATGGCATATATACGCTGTTGTATTGAGCCATATTTTTCAACAAAAGCATTCCATTTACTTATTTCTTCTTGTAGACGCTTTTTGTTCTCCTCTTCATATTCGGCATTAAGTGTATCAAGCTTTGTTTGTATTAATTGCGCTTGCTCGGTTGTCAGTTTTACATTCTTATCAAGTCCTGAAGCATAAAAACCCTCCTTTTTCTTATTTGCTGGATTTTTATCGTAATCAGCTTTGGCGTTCTGAATATTCTTCTGTCGAAGTGATTCTGCTTCATCTTCTATTTGATGTTTCTTTTTTTCGAAGTCGAGTTTACGCTGCTTCAATTCTTTTTCATTGCCATCGTGCATCTTAACAATGCCATTTTCTTGTTCAGCTACATATAACTCCCATTCTATTTTCTTATCATCTGCAAGTTGTTTAGCTTGTTGTTCGGCAAGTTGCTCACGATATTTGCGTTGTTCTGCAATCTTATCTTTTTTTGTTTTTGGAATATAACTATTGCCACCGAGGTTTGTATTTGAATTAATAGGCTTTTGATTCATACTTCTTGTATATGACATTTTTTCTCTAAGCCATTCGTTGAATGTTTGCGAATTAAATTCAGTGTATTTTTCTCGGTTTTTCTCATAATATTTAACCATGCTGTTATTTGCAGCATTCAATATTGCTTGTTCACTTGCGTTTTTATATCGGTTTCTGAAATACTTATACTGATTTCTGTATTTTGCACTTAAGAAAGCTTCTTGTTTATCATATTTTTCATATCCTTCTTTGATAGCTTCGTCTCTGGCAATCTTTCTATCCATTATATCTTGCTGAGGGTCAACTCCACTATAAGGATTTGAGGTATATTTACTATTAATATTCTTTGTTGTTTGAGGATGAACCTTGTCATAATTTTTTATATAATTTAATTCCCTTGCAGTTTTTTGCGCACCTCCAATAATTCTTGTAAAGAACTTCAATATTTTTGTCAGTGTTGGAGTAAGGTTCGCATTGATTGACGTTAGAAACCCATTCCATGCATTTTGCAATTTAGCAACATTTACCGATGCACGAGCGTTAATGTCGTTCAAAAGGTTTTGCTTGGCAGTATTGTCACTAATTCCTTTGTTATACTTAGCAATAGCATCAGCATTCTTTATAAAGTATAAAGCAATACTGCGCTGACGGGCCATAAAGTTATTCTCTACATGTTCTCCTCTGTCATAAGCTTCCTTTAAGTTCTGCAAAGCAGTAATCATACCAACAATAGAAGGATTGTATTTGTCTTGCATCCTGCTCATGCTCATAAGAAGCATAGAGAATTTTGACGCTGCTTTTTGTGCACCGCCAAACTGATTACTCGAAAAACCAATAAGAGTAGCCATTTCTTTAAAAGAAACACCATAAAGGGCAGCCGATGAACCAGCACTGGATATAGCGTCAGCCATTTCACCAAAGCTACTTGTTGAATTACGTGCAGCAGTTGCAATCATAGTAGATGCTTCTGTAGCTTCTTGCGCAGTCATATGATATTCAGAAGCAAGATTTGAAAGAAACTTTGCTCCTTCCGCAGATGTCTTTCCTGCTAATGCACCAAACTCATTAGAACTTTTAATCATTGCTGTAATAGCCTCAGGTGAATTTCTAAGACTATCCCATACCTTTACGAATTGAGTTGCTGCTGCTGCCATATCAGATACAGATTTAGCAGTCTCATCTGAAAGTGCGATTATATTCTGTTTGACATCTTTTAACGTATCATTATTAAGGTAATGTGATAATGGTTGCAAAGCATTTCTAAACTCTTCAGCACGAATAGTTAGTTCATAAAAACCTTTTCCTAATGTACCAAGAGCAGCTCCCCATACACCAATTTTACCAAAGAAAGAAAATAGAGCAGAAAAATTACCTTTTAAAGCTCCATTAAGTATATTTTTAAACTTAGAGAATATTCCACCTACTTTTTTGGTAGCATTTTCCGCTTCTTTGCCTATATTTTTCGTTTCTTTTGCTGTGTTTTTTGCTTCATCTGTTGCTTTTTTATAACCATTAGAAAGGTTTTCTCCAGCCTGTATTTTCTTCGCCGCATCAAGCAAGGTATTATATTCTTGTAGGTCTGCATTTAAACGTTGCTGTTCTTGCTCCCAATTTTCTATCTTTAATTGTAATTTATCAATTTTCTGTTGTGCCGCATCAATAAGTTTATTATAGTAATAGGCGCCATTGCCGCTTGCGTTATCATCTTTAGATAAATTTGCAAGAGCACTTTTATATTGTTCTATCTTAGTCTTTTGTACCTCGATTTTTGCGGTTGTTTCTTCTATTTTACCAGCAAAATTAGACGAATCAATTGTATTCTGTATCTCTTTGATACCATTCTCATACAATTTTATATCCTCTCTTAACTCCTTAATGCTTTCAGATTGCATTCTTTCAATCTCGACACGACCGGACGATACAGATATATACTCCTCTAAAGCAGCCGTTAATTGTTGCGTTGCTTGTGCATTCTGGCTTTCCGCATCGGCATTACCTATTGCTGCCGCGGCATTCGCTGTGTGGGCCGCGGCTTGGGCTGTTGTAGCTGTAGCAGCGGCAGTAGCACTCGCCCCTACAGCTACATTAGATGTGGATTGAATACTATTTAAAGTTGAACTTGCAACAGAAAAAGAGTTTAATGCTTGATACGCACCATTAACTTCAGAAATCGAATTTTTAACATTTTCGTAAGAATGAGAAAGTTCTGTAACATCTTCTTTTGCAAGTTGTAACGATTGTTTCTGTACATCTATTTGTTTCGTAATAGAAGTAAATACTTCCGAGTTTTTTTCTGTCTTAGCTAACTGTTCGTTAAGTTTACTGATAGTACCTTCAATGGTCTCAACACGTTTATTGGCAGTATCAATCATTTCGGGTACAACCTGAATACCTTTAGACGCTTCATCCATAGCAGATTTAAGAACCTGCATAGCTTTTGTGGTCTTAGTTGCAAGGCTTTCATCGGATTGCGCCACATCATTAAGGGCCTTATTCATTTTCTGAGATAAAGCTTCTGTTTCAACGCCGACACGATTTAATCCATTACATAGTTTATCAAGTGATGCTTGAATATCGGAAATATCCATCTGACCACTTATTCCAAGTATTTCATCTGCTGCTGCCATTGTTTTTATATTTTTATCCCATCATATCCATAAAGAAATCAGAAGCGTGTACTGACTTATTAATAGGTTGATGCGTGTTAGTATTATTGTTTTTGTCTGTATCAGTATTTTCTTCCTTATCAATATCCCATGTTGGAATGGAACGATTAAGAAGCATTATGTTCAAGTATGAGCGATTAAAAACGACCTCCTCGTAACTCATACGAAAGTATTTCATCACAGCTCCGATGATTGCCCATGGGGAGTCGTTTGTGGCTCCGTCATTACTATCGCTTGGGTGAGGAAAGTTATAGAGGTTAAGAAAAAATTTGCGTTAAATGATTGGCTGATAAATTTTACAAGCTCGTTAAATGCAATGATATTGAGATGCTTTCGTATATAACGACGCCATAAACAACGCTTCCACGTGTTGCGGAATGCGCACACGACAAATATCTCACACATAAGACGAGCGTCATTGCCGTGTGCAATAGTTTCGCCAATGATATTTACTTTGTCATTGTCTTTCCACGTAGGCTTCTTTATATCGTTAGCAAATACAGACATTTCGTATATCTGCATAAGGGTTAATGGCTTTATTTTAAAATCAAGCCAACCTACTTTTATTTTTACAGGCTTTTCCTTTAAGGTTTCTGCTGTACGTTTTTTGTCTGCTGTTTTCATAATTATAAAAAATAAAAAGCGGTGCGGCTTGGGTTATGCCCTTACCTCACCGCTTGTATTAAATAAAGAAATCCGTATCATTAAACGTCACCGGTTCCTTTGTCGATTTCCGTTTTTACATCTTCGAGCAAAGCCCAACGATGTCCGCTAACCTTGTCACCAGTTGCGTTAAATACAGCCATCTGGCGGAACACAATATTTAGGTTTGGAAGACCTGTCTTACCGATAGAACCGTTGCGAGTAACAGTTAGTTTCATTTTTGAGAATTGGAAAACTTTTGCTGGTATGTCGTCAAGAACCTTGGTCTTAATCTGCACTGCCTTGTAGATTTCAGTCTCAGTGGGGAGTTCCTCATTCCATTTGCTGTCAGTTGACGTGTAGCCGAGTATCGCCTTGAAAGTCTCAGCAGACAAGTCGTATGTCTGCACAGTAAAGCCTTTTATCGCTGCCGATGAAGGAAGGACTACGTATGGGTCTTCTGAGTCTTCTATTTCTACGTCGCTCGTTGACGCTGCGCTATCATTGAATGTCAAAGAGCCAGACACGATAGCCTTGAATTTAAACGGAAAATTGGTAGGATAGCCACCATTCGCTACAGGGTCGGCAATTGCAAATTCCTCAATGCCGTAAACACCATTTTTTCCTGTTTTTGCCATATCGTTAATTATTTAAATTGTTATACGTTACGTTGAATTTTAAATTAATGTAGTAAGTATTGTCATTATCAAGCGTTGGTCGTGAATCTGAATAAAATTCAAAATACGCTCCTTCGAGATAATATTCACTCACAAAAAAAGTGAGAAGATTCTTTACTATGTTTTTTAATCGTCGTGTGTCGGGCTCGTCACTGGCAGTACGCTTTACGTGGATATTTACATTTACAACACCCTCGTTTATCGTGTCTCTCTGAACAAAAGGCAAATGGTTTATAACGACATATTCGTTTAAGCTTGATTTCTTGGGGATTTCGTATTTAAAGACCCCATGCTCATTTATGCCGATTTTCTTACATTCCTTTTTCAGAAGCTTATACATTGCACTTACAGCGTCGTCACCTAATGTCATACTTTACTATTTTATTGTTATAACCACAGTTTGAGGTATCGCTTTTTGTATGTTGTGAAGCCTTTTACCTCCATTGTTTTGTTGATAGTGCCGTCTTTTTTTGTTATTATCACCTTGTCACCTTCACGTGGCAATAATTTGTATTTCTGCTTTGACAATGGAGCAATAACTTCGTAAGAATACACGTACTTTTGCCCGTCATTCAAACCTATTAACCTCGCACTTGTATTGGGATAAATAATGCACTTTCCAAAGTCTAAAAATCTCGTAGCGGTAGCTTCTATAGGATTCCCATCTTCATCATAACCGCTGCCAGCATTCTCGTGCTCCATATCAAAATTAGGCTCTCCATTGTCGCTCATATCGAAAAACCTATCTCCGACCTGAACATAACCAACATCATAAACCTTAATCTGTATTTGTAGCTTGTCTTCAAAATTCATACATTATCCTCCTTTACCAAATGCTTACACCACGCAACCAATAGTCGTCCGAATCACTATTAAGAACAAGGTCAGCTTCCAATCCCGCATCCTTGGCGATAGATTTTATCATATCGTCAATTAAGCTATTCTGATTCTTGTAGCCTTGGGACATACCGCCTACATTCTCGCTTGAAAGCACACGCATCTTATACAAAATACGCATTGCAGCATAGGCTACAGGCTGCTTTACAGACACAGAATATGTATCATCAACACTTGCCGATGTGCTATACTTGTCGGCTGCGTCGATAAACATTTTCTCTATCGCTTCGTCAGAAGTAGAGAATGGCTGTATTTCACTTGCTATAGCTTCCGAAATTGTCATGCTGTCCTTGTCTTAATGTTACAACTTACTACATTTAGAGTTCTTAAGACAACCTTTTACTTGGTTGTCTTAAGAATAAAGAGGTCGTTCAAGCCGTTGAACACAGGCTGCGCCCACATATCATAGTTGACATGATAGCCAGTCTTGTCACGCCAATAGCCCACATGGTTGTCGTCATGAGAAGAATAAGAGACACCAAGAATTGGGTCTACCAACTCCAATGGGTCGGAAATCTTCATTATGGCTACGGTGTCGGCACACTGAGCTACCACACGGTCGTCAACGATTAGATTAACTGTCGAACCGTCGGCAAGTGTTACAAACTGGTCTTCATCAATCTGTATTACAGGCAGCAGTATAGAACGCAGATAAGTGTTTACTTGGTCTACAGTGAGCATCGGCACGGCAGGGTTTATCTGTATTGTGCCGAGGTTAAGCTTGAATGTGTCCTTGATTTCCTTTGCCTTGCACATTTTGTAGAATGTGTTTTCAGACATACGGAGCTTCTGAATCTTGCGACCCTTCTTCTTCGCCTCGTCCTTGAGCATCTTGATGTCGGCAATTGGCGTTGCAGTCTCTGTACCCCAGTTGTTGGTAACGGAAATCTCCTTGATGCCGAGGTCGAAGGTGTAGGACACGTTTGCTTTTGCGTTGTTGGCGCGAGAGACAGTTTGTTTGCCCGTGTAGAGTCCTTCATAATAAAGCATATCAAGACGTTTGTGTGGTGCGATGATAGCACGCTCGAACGGACGGAAAGAGAACTTAATAAGCTTGTCGTACTCTGCGTTGAGCTGTGCCTGTGTATAATTACGACCTTTAAGGTCACGATAGCGACCTTCGAGCTGATGCATCTGGTCGAGGTAGTCGTTGTCAAGCTCCCACTCGTCGCCATAGCGACCAATAGAACCCGTCAATTGACCGAAGTCGGGCATATGATGTACAGGCCTCTCAGCGTTCTTGGCGATAACAGAACCTACCATTGCGGCAGTGTATTCTGCGAGATTAGCCTGATAAACCTTCGCTGCACAGTAGTCTACCTGCTTAATCTCGTTCTTCCACAAAGCCTTATAGGTAGAGGTCTTCATGTTCTCGTCAATATAGGTCTGAAAAGACTTCGGGTCTAATAGCTGTTTTAGAATACTATTCATACCTTTTCTATATTTTGTGTTATTGTTATCCTGTTATTTTTTAAGTTGCTTGTTACTGAATCTTAAACAAAGCAATACCGTTGGCGTTCAAACCAGCCTTAATATCTGCGTTGATAGGGTAGGGAAGCGATGTTTCCTCAACCTCCATAACACGAAGTGTAGGCTCAACCTGCTGCGAAGCGTCCTTGTCGAGTTCCTTTGTTGCGTAGGTAAAGCCAAGAATTACATCTGAATCCTTATTGTAGTCAGTAACAATGTCGTTTGCGTTGATAGCGGCGTCGAGTCCTGCCGAAAGAGTCACCGTGTCAAGTGTTGCTGTTCTTGCGATAGATGCAATTTTCTTGCCGCCGATGGTGTCACCCTCTTTAAAGAGTGAACCTGGAGCAAGCTTTACTGTCTTGGCTGCTGCTTCTGCCTTTTCTGTAACTTTTGCAGTCTTTACAGCGACAGCCTTGCCACCTGTGCCAAGCTTAACAACGGTACCCTTAGGCAACCACTTTAGCTCGGCTGGCAGATTGCTCTGGTCAAGGTCATAGCCGCCCTGTCTTACAACGCACTGCTCTTCCCACCAAGAACCTTCCTTAATGTCGGTAGGCACGGTCTTTTTGAGGTACATTCCTTTATAAGCCATACTTTACTAATTTTTTAATTTTACATTTGGTTTACTTTGCAGCACCCTCGGGCTTCGGAGCGTTACGCTCGGCAAAACCCTCCATGCTCTTGATAAAATCCTGTTGCTCGGTCTGTGGAGTACTTGTTGTCGGAGCTGTAACGAATGTGCCGTTTGCGACAAGCGACTGCTTTAGTGCGGTATAATCGCTTGTTATCTGCTCAACGACATTATCAAGATTCTCCTCTTTGTCGAGCATGTAACGTGTACGGAATACTTCGGGGACATCCTTTAGTTTCTCATTGCTTTGCAGCAATGCTGACAATCTTGCTTTTTCTTCACGCTCCTTATATGGAGCGAGAGCGGCAGTAACAGCATCTGAAATAGCTTTCTGCTGTTCTGCTTTCGAGTCGGCAATCATTTTAGCCACGTCATCGGCTGTTAGTGGAGCGTTTGTCGGAGGTGTTTTAGGAGCTGGTGGTGTGGGTGGCACTGGAGGGTCTGTCGGTTTAACCCAACCCTTGTACTTCGACTCTGTCTCACTGACCGCACGATTGAATGACGATTGCATCATACCTACATAAGGCTCGACCGCTGTGATAGCTTTGGTAACGTCCTCGTCTTTTGACTCATCTGTTAGGCCACGACTTGCGATAATCTGGTCTACCAGCTTTGAAAGTTCATCCTTCTTCAAACCGTACTTCGCGAATGACGTTTTGCAAGAAGCAAGCACTTTTTCTTTTATTGCCATAGTGTAATTCTGTTTAAACGTTAATGAAAATTTTATCTGACAACAAAATTACATTATAAACAAATGGGTATAAAGAAATTTAAAAAGGCTGTGTAAACAATTTTATTTTAGCGTGTTTTTCTTTGGTTTTGAATGATGTTTTATGTGTCTGTGTATAAGTTTACGTGAATGAAAAGATATTACATTAGACGCAAAATAAAACGGGGTACAGCGCATTTGTAAGCGTTGTACCCCGTGATAATGTGTTATCTACAAACTTCTGTAAACTTGTTTATATAGTAGTGTTGTCAAGATTCTCAATATTCTGTTCTATATTAACAGCAACAGCGTCACGTATTGCGTGAACAGTCGCAACTGTCGCATCAATCACATCTTGTCCTTCTTCTCCTTTATCTTCAAACAGGCGTATAGCCCGCTCTTGCAATTTTAAAAAATCCCGAAGTATGTTTAACATTTCTGATGTTGTGTTGCTTATGGTGAATACTATCTCGCTGTTGTTTATTGATTTATTGTTGTTCATAATTTACCCTAATTTTAGTGGTTCGTGTTACTTGTTTTTGTTCTCTCCGTTAATTTCGGCAATAGCTCGCTTTACATTAAAATCGTTGTTGTAAAGCGCAATAATAAAGCGTTTGCCACGCTGATTCCATACAAGGGTTGTACTGGTTGATATTTCACCATTGCTTGACTGATAGTTGTAGGTGCGTGTACCTGCCAAGTTCCAACCTTTATAAGGCATCTTTAAGTGCCATTGTCCCGATTGCGAGTAAATTATACCTAATTCTTTTAGCTTGGCGTTGAGCGAGCGTGCCGTAATGTGCAAGTCGTCGGCAACTTGCGTTGTTGTAATGCAAGTTGTTGAAGCAAGTGTGTTGTCGTAGTATTCTGCTTTAGGTGCTGCGATTTTGATTTGCTTGTCTTGCGCATCTATCTGTGCGTCTTTTTGTTCGATAACTATTTCTTGATAACGACCTTGTTCTTCAAGCTCTTTAATGCGCTTTTCGTGCTCGGCAATAACCTTGTCAGCAACTTTCATTGCACGTGCTAAAATTGTTGCAGGAGTGTCATTCTGTGTTGTTGCAATATAGCCACCTTTGGTGCGAATTTCGTGAAGGATTTTCTTTACACCTTTCTTGAACTGCTTGGCGATTGGTTTGCGAGAAGACATAAGTACTTCATACAACCCATCTTCGGTTAAAAACCATGTGTCGCCACCATTTCGACCTAAGTTAAACTTAAGTCGTTCTTCTTCGTCTACACGGTCTATGACCATTGAGACATTTTTTGCTTCAAGCCAATCAACAACATCTTTTGCCCGAAACAAAGGACGTTCAACCGAACCCCATACATCAATTTCCTTATCAAGGAAAGTTGATTTGTTGATAATTTTGATTTCGTTCATTCCGATATTATTTTGAACGTAAAACTAAGCAGACACATAAAGGGCGTACTGCTACCCTTTGTTCTATGCTATATATCGGAAAAGCACGCACACGCCATTACAACGTATGCAAAGAATGATACACTTTTATCTTATTCCGAAAAAACGATTAGGCATAATCTACATTTCTTGGTTCTTTTAGTCCCATTGTTTGCGAAGAATAATCTTCTTTACTTTAAACCCATTCTCTTCATAAATATTGGCAATTCTTGTTGCCCCATATTCATCTGTAGCTAAAGGTCCTTTTGTTTCTGTTACATTAAATATTGCCTTTTCTTTTGCTTTTCTATATTCAAAATCTGAAAGTTTTTTTATTTCTTTTTCAATAGAAGGTCGTGGGGAATATGCTTTACCAGTAGCATAGACAACCAAAGTTCCGTCTTTTTCATTGAAAGAAAAATCATCCAAATCGCCATATCTCATATAATGAACATTCCATCCTTTATGTTCTTTATCGAAGGAATCTTCAAATTTATCTCTTATTAACGAATTTACCTTTTGTATCGAAAGTGTATTCGATAGAGATTTGTTTTTATTTGTCGTTGCGTTAATTTCTTTATTTGTTCTGCTTGCGCTCGCATTCTTTGCGCTTACTGTTCTTGTTGAACCTCCACTTTTTGCCATAATCTTTTGTTTTTTATTTTGCAAAGTTAATGATTTATGTAATTGTGGGGGTAGGCTGCGCCCACCCCGTGTAAACAATTAAAGAGCTATGTAAGTGATACCTTTCTTCGGATTTTTTGTAGCTCTGTTCTTTGGGGTTTTGTTTGCAAACTTTTTAAAGCTTGCAACGCTTTCAGATGGAATAAAAGTTCTAATTGTGTTCATTGTTGTATCTCCTATATTACGTTATCGCTTATGTTATAGCGAGGTTGTTACACCTCGCTTTGTTTCATTCTTAGATAGCAAGTGACTTTACTTTGTTAACATACATATTTATATGCTTTGTATTTCTGCCCTTGTAAGATTTGTCCGCTAAATACGTTATTTTGCCGAGGTTGTGTCCGTTTGTTCCTCCGTCAAAATGTGTATATCTAACATCGAGGTTAATTATCACCTTGCAATTATCTTCTTCTGTTTCCCTGGTTATCACATTAATGTCGCCTTCGATATGAATCTCCTTAAAAAGCATAGGCATTGTTTGGAAACTTGTGCTAACTATCTTGTCGAACTTATCGTGATTGTAATCCTCACACTGTTCGATAGACAACTGTACGTTGATGCCCAAACGTTTAATTGTCAACTCTACATCATTAATAATGTAGTTTACGATTTCCTTGTTTAAAATTTCTGTTGTCATTGTTGTATCTCCTTTTTATTAGTTGATTATTAATTTTAGTACCGCAAAATTAATATTTTTCTCTGAAACGTCAAAATAAAACTAATAGAAATATTAATATTTAAGACATTTTTAGGTAAGCACACTGGCGTAAGATGCTTACACCTCGTACAATTCTAAAACATTCGTATTACCGTTAGCAATAAAACCTTTGTACATTGTTGCCGACAGACAATACGCCTTCTGTTGAGGAACTTTTATGTACTCAACAATTCTTCGTGCATGGTCTTCCGTCATATTTCAAATTTTTCTATTATGTAAGTAACTGCATTGTTGCCGCCACCTTTATACATTGATTGGCACAGGCATATTGCCTTGTCATTTAAAAATACCGTTTGCTTACTAATGTTTAATAATTGGTGTAATGCTGTCATTTGTTCTGATTTCTAATATGTATGGTCTATAGCCACGTGTATCAAAGCCTTTGTGATACGAGGCTTCGATGCCTCCAGATGCCGTATTTTCGGTCGGGAGACATGTGCGAAGACCTCCATTACGTTGTGGGTGTACTTGATATTTTCTCATAAATCCGTATTATATGTCCTCCACGATGGGATGTCTGCAAACATTGGTGCTTTCGGCTGACAAAACTTATTGTACCCCATTCGGTCAAGGTTCCTTTGTGACCGTCATTTTGGTAAGGACGTATGCCGTCATTGGTCACACAAACTCCATATAGTCGTTCATTTTTTTTCATAAATACTCAGTATTGTCGGTCTTATATTGTACTTATAGTCAATGCCCTTATGGTCATTAGCTTGTATTGTCGGACATTTGGTGTTACTCCCATGTGGAGTAAAGTGGTCAAATTGAAGGTTTCTCATAGGGCTCTAATATTTGTGTTACGCCACTGTTTCCAGTGAATATCTGGCAAACTACCGCCGTGAAATACACGGAATAATATCTATGTTGTGCCGTGGTTGTCTTCCAACCTCACGTGCCGCGTTTTTTTGCTTGGGATGTTTCATACATTTCCAATATTTTCATAGAACTATTGCCTCCCCCAGATGGGGTTTTAAGGCAACAACCAATACCGTACGCATTGTAGAAACGATGGCATTGCCTTGCACTGATTCCCCATTCTTTGCATCCGTTAAGTTGTCTTATTTCTTTCATATAATTCCATTATCATGTTATCTTTAGCGACAGAAGTGAGTGAAGAACAATGACAACCTCTATATTCTAATTTTTGATAGTGTTTTGACGTATGCCATTCTCCATCACTCCTTCCTCTAATTGCAACTACTTGACTTTTCATATATGTCTACAACTGCTGTGTGCATTCTATGCCCTGGGTAAAACCACCAACTTAGATATTTGGTATTCAGTGCTGATGCTTTCTCTGTAGGCACGATGCCGTCACCCATTAGAAACGCCTTCTCCATAATAATTATTAAACAACCGTTGTTTCTCCAATTCGTAGCCCAAAGTCGCTATGTCGCGTTTTTCTTCACTCGTAAAGCCTTCATAATCGGAATGGGCATCCATGTACGCCAACGCTTCACTAACACTCACCTGTGGTTCTAAGAGATAGTCTTTTAGCTTGTTTTTGTCGGTACGGTCAATGAGTTTAGTTGTTGTTTCGTCTTTTAGGTAGTACTTCTCCCCGGTATTATCTTGCAGTATATCTCTTATTACGAGACCCCTGTCTTCGGGCTGTGGAATGTCTGTTGCAATATTTGGCCATGCAAATGGGTCGTTATCCTCTTCGTCAGAGAATAGTTTGCCGTTTTCAACTTGTTTTGTGCGAATGTTGCTCCAATAGATACGCTTACGTTGCTGAGCCGACACAAGGGCAGAATTTATGTGAACACCACGCACACCAATGGCGTTTGACAGACACCGTTCCCATTTCTCCAACATCTTCACATTCTCTAACAGAAAGTATATGTTCGGGTTGTATTTGCGAAGTTCTGTCAATATGCGCATATACTCCCAAAATAGGTACGACTGACCCTCGAATTCAAAGCCCTGTCGTTTTAGTTCGAGATAGTGTTCGAGTGTGTAAATCTCCTCACCACTCTTTGTGCTCATACCCTTCATTTTTCCACTAAAAGAGAAGGATTGGCACGGTGAGCCACCGATAAGAATATCGGGCATGCCATACTTCTCGACTATCTCTTCAATGTTTAAATCTGTCACGCTGCCCAACTGCACTGTATTGGGAAAATTGTGCTGAGTGTTGGCAATAGCGTACTTGTCTATCTCTGACGCGAGATATGTAGTCACGTTGGCTCCAATCTCTCTAAGTGCTATTTGTCCGCACGACATGCCGTCAAAAAGGGACAACACTATCATTGACTTCTTCGTATCTTCGGGCAAGAAACCAAAAATATGTTTAATCACTTCAATCGTCCATCCATTGCCCAAGCAGCGATATTGCTGTGTCTCCGATGTGCAGAACTCGTAGTCAGCAGGCACTGTTTGCAGTTTAGCGCACTCGGTTGGTGTTAGTCGCCGAATGGCAGCTACGTATGTTATGCCGTTATGGGTAAACTCCACGCCCTGTTTGTTTTGTGCATACGGCTTTTAAAATCCTCAAGTTGCTTCTCCCGTACTTTTCGGTACAATGTGCTTGCTATATCTTGTTTATTCTTATTTTTCATACATTTCAAGTATTAAGTTATCTTGTATTGTAGTCGACACAACACCGCATTTTGAGTTAGGACGACATTGGTAAGAATGTATTGATGAACGATTACACCAGCTTGAACGAAAGCCGTTGTCGTATTTCTTCCTGTATGCCCGTCCAAGCTCATTGCGGTATTTGTTGAGTATGGTGGCTTTTGTCATTATATGCCCGTTGAATTAAATCCGTGTTCGCCTCGTTCCGTATCTTTGTCTATTGTACCGGCTTCTAACGTCACGCTTGGAACTTGAACAATGCGCATTTGGGCTATCTTCGTGCCAGCAGGAATAAAAACGCCATGATTACCTCTACTACACAGCTTAGGCGTAGAACCGCAACCAACACGCAACAGAGCGCAGACCTCACCAGTATAACCGCAGTCTATAAGACCAACAAGTTCGTCCGCATCTATTCGTGCATCAATATCTCCGTTCTTTGTTCTCACTTTGCAAGTCATGCCTTTCAACGACATTCCGCTTCTTGGTTGTATAACGGCTGCGAGGTGCGTCGGTAGCTGTATCTTAAAGCCAAGTGGTATGGCTGTTCTCAAATATGGTACAAGTTCGACGTCTTCTCTTGTAAAAACGTCAAATGCTGCATCTGTTGCGTGTGCTTTTTCTGGCATCTTGCCACCGCACAATTCAATTTTAATTTTTTCTTTCATATCTATTCTTGTGATTTAATGTTTATTTTAGGTGTCCACAATGCCATTTAGAGCAGATAGGACAAAGGTAAATTTTATAATTCAAAGCTTTTAACTTGGGGTTTTGTTGTAGAAACTCTACAGCTTCTTCTTCGCTTTCGTAGGCAACCTTAGCTTTCCACGAATTACTGTGCTGCTTCCGTGTCCAATGACGAGGGTCTGGGTGCAACGGTCTTACGTTGTCTTTGTTTCTTATCTTTCTATTTTTCATTGAGCTTGTTTTTTATGAGTTCAATTTTCGCCTTCACTTTGTTTAAGTTGCGTGCATCGTGGTTGCTTAGTCTTACAACGTGATACCCCATGCGCCAAATGCCTGACGAACGATTGTTGTCCTTGCGCTTTTGGAAGCTTGTATAATGATAACCTCCATCCACTTCTACTATAGTTTTGAGTTCGGGCAAATAGATGTCGGCAAAGTACAGCTTGCGTCCCGTCGTTACAGGCTGTTGTCTTACGACTTTATACCCAAGTAGCTCACAGTTGCGTATAGCTGCTTTTTCTGCGTCGCTTGTTTTAGACATAAGGTCTTTACGCATCCGATTAATCAACGTTTTGCTTGGCTTCATTGTCTTAGGCATTTAGGCACGTACTTCTCGGTGTATTTCTTGCGAAGATAAAGAATCACTTGTTCTTTGCTTTTCAAAAAACCGTCATTAATAAGCATTGCTACCTGTCGCTCCATTTCAAACAGTTCCTTTTGTTTCTTTTCTTCGCCATAGTCGTTCCGTATTTCTTTCTGATGATTGTTGAACACTACCCAATTTATAGCTTTAGCAATTTGTGGCATTTGCTGCTTCATGTTGTTTGGAGCTATAATTTTTCCTACGGCAGACGACAGAGCTTTGTAGGCTTCTCCTGCTTCATTTCTATAGGCGAGCATCTGGTCGGAAACAAACTTAAGAACCTTTACCTTAAATACGGGGTTAAGCCACATGGCAAAATCAATAAAAAGAAGAGGATGCATCCAAGTTCCACCGCATTTTCCACGTGTTGCTAAATAGGGGGAATTCTCCCTATTTAGGTTTTCTTCTTCACACAATGCTTTTATAAATTCTTGTGTTGTTTTGTTTGACAGGTATTCTTTAATTTCTTTGTTGCAACCCATAGCTTTATTCCATGCACGGAGTAATTCTGTCCCGTTAAAAAAGCCGTCTTTGGTTCTTTGTTGTACGACAAATATGTCAAGTTGCCGCTTCATTATCTGATTTGTTATCATAATTTGTTGTTTTTTAGTTTATTAATTTTTCTCATTGCACGGATATAACGCATAGCATTATCAATCGCTAACCCAAACAAAGTCGGTGGTGGCATTTTCATATTGGCTCCTCGTCTCCATTTTTGGCAGTAGTGCAACAAACGCAACGTTTCTTGCACGTGCATGCAATTTGTAATGAAATAGCACAAATCGCCGCAAAACTTCTCCATCTTGCTTATTTGGCAACAGCCATATCCGTCTACATCCTCGTTTTTAAAAAACGGGCATTCACCGCAATGAACTTCACTACTTACGTCTTTTCTCATTTTTTAATGCCTCCTTCTTGCGTTGCTGTTTTATGAAATAGTTTTGTTGCTTCATTAAAGAGTCATATATGGTGTTAGACACTTTCTCGATAACAAACTTGGGCGTGTCACTCTTGCGAATGAATACAGGATGGTAGCCACATTTATGTCTACGGTAAAATATTTCATCATCATCACCTTCAATTTTTACCGACACCTTAGCGGCAATAACATAAAGGTCGCAATGCCCATTTCTGTGCTTACGACGACACTTGTACGAGATATTATTCTCGTCGAGGTATTTCTTTACTTTTTCGAGCTTTGTGGAATTTTTCATATGTCTATATTTTTTATAATCTAAATATACCAAGCTTTATCGCGTGAGTGTGGTGCGATTTTCTTTATTATTAAATATTTTACTTATAATTGTATATGTGTTAGATGTTACGTTGTATGCGTAGTTACGTGTTGTGAACATATACCCAGGTACAGGATATCTCCCCACCTTAGGCATAAAGGTAGAGTAGAAATGATTTTGCACAGCAACAAAACCTTTTTCTACGGCATATTTCACGTAATCAAACGCTGTTTTTAACGAAACTCCAAATTTTCGTGCAATTCTTTTGTACGACAAGCCTTTCTCGTCATAAGTATCTCCGTAACCATACTTCCTTTTAAGTACACGAGATTTTTTGACAACACTAACTTGTCTTGCTTCACGTGCTTGTAGAATGGTACGCTTACAGAAATCCTTGCGAGATTGGATAATGCACAAAAGAATGGCGTATAAAGATTTTTCTACGTCTTTTATTGTGTCATAACAAATGTCTGTGATATTTATATTTCTGTCCTTGTGTTTAGAAACGACAGAAAGAAAAACAAGAGAAGACCCCTCAATTTTAGCCAATTTAAGTTGAATAAGCGTGTTTATGCGTTTCTTTATAGTGTACGCATGCACGCCCGTAATATTGGCAACCTTATTAACAGACCAGTTCTTTAGTACGTTTTTCTTGTGCTTATGATAAAAAAACAGCAACAAAGCAATGGCTTTCAGCGTTGCTTTATCTCTGAAAAGGCTGTTCGCAATGTTGTATCGTAGGTTTTTTACCATAATCATTCTTAAAAAAGAATCTCCCATTGTACAGTGGATTTAGCAACACTGACAACGGGAGATATTGTATATTTAGACCCTTCTCTTTTTAGATAGGGAAATTGTTTTTTTTCCGTGCTAAATCGTTTGTACGCCACAAAATTAATATAATTATTAGTATCATCCTTAGTTTTAGGTCTTAATAAATATTAAAACGAGAAGAAAACTAAGAAAATGTTTTGTTGTTACAGAGAAAGTTATTAATTTTGTGGTGTTAAAATTAATATCCAATTAATAAAAGGAGATACAACAATGAAAAATTGGAAAGGTGACACAGTTAAGCCTCGCTACGAGGTGGCACTAAAACAGCACGTTAAAGGCGATGTTGATAACGATTATGAAACAGTCGACTTTATTGGAGCTGACAATTACAAGGAAGCTTGCAAAATAGCCAAGGCGCAATCTAAAGTTATTGGCAAAAACAACGGCAGGTTTCATGAAACGGAACGTCTGAATGCTGGTCTTGCCATAGTGTCTATAGTCTGTTATTATTCCGACGATGTATCGGATTACAACGAGGTTTGGCAAGAAGATTATGTCGAAGGTAAAAAGGTCGGAAGGTATAGATTTTAAAAAAAAGAAACGAATATGAAAGATTATATGGACCCACGTAATTGGGACGCAGAAGATGTAGAAGCTTGCAAGTATTGGTCTTTTGGGGCAGCGGTTACTTTAATGCTCGCCTATACAATGATATGGATATTGTATTAACATAATAAAAACGAAACAACAATGGAGATAACAACAACAATGGTACGTTTTCGTTGTCCTAAAACAATGATGGACATAAAAACACCGAAAGCTCAGATGTTTGCCTTTGGAGAAGAACAAAGCAAAAGAGTTTGGGTGCCCGAAAATAAAATCATAGTAAAATCAGACAAAGAGTCTGATGATTTAAACGTGTGTGTTATGCCTAAATGGCTTTATTGCAAAACCATGTTGCCTATGTACACACAGGTAGACGAAGAGTTTTTACATACAGAGAATGTAGAAACATTATAAATACAACAAGTTTAACGTAACAACAAATTTTATGGAAACAACAATGTATTCAACAATGGATGTAGCAACATCAGTATCTAACGGTATGGTGTCAGAGCCTGTAACAGAACCTGTGGTAGTAGGAGGTAACGACCGCCAGTTTCTCGACTTTGACTAATGCCGCAACGGATATGTACAAATCAGCAACGCTTGACCAACCTATGATTCTGTCACAGAATTTGGCGATGGCGGAATTTTTGAACACACACATATTATAACAATTTGTTTTCTGTCACGTCGTGAGACGCACTTTCATCGGTATAAACAATTTTCAAAATCAGCCCTACGGCGGTAGGGCATTTTACAACTCGGAATAATTCATCCGCCACGGGGCGGTAGGTTGCAAAACAGCTTTGTAGATTAGCCATTTAGATTATTTAAAAATGTTAGGATGTAGTTAGTCGTGCAAGCAACCTGTAAAGCACGATGTGAATATAGGTTCGACTCCTTATTCTGAGACTAAACATAAAATAAAAAGGAGATATGGAAACAAAAAGATGTGAGACTTGTGGCAAAACACTGCCGGTGTCTGATTTTTCAAAATCTTACAAAAACAGATGTAAGCAGTGTGTCGCAGAAATTACGAAGGAAAAGCGCAATAGCAACACGACTTTATCTCATAAACGTATCGATTGGGAACAACGCAGGTACGAGATAGCCAAGGCTGCTATGGTCGGACAACTTGCCTCGCCTATTGTTGAGGGCATAGACCCCAACCCAAGTATGCAAGATGTTTGTATATGGTCTGTCAAGTTTGCGGATGCACTTATTGAAGAACTTAAAAAAGTATGATAATGGATAAAAAGACATTCTTTCACAAAGTAAGTCAAATGCGAACCGCACAGCGTGAATACTTCAAGACACGGAGTAGCGCAGCACTCGCCTCAAGCAAGTTGTTGGAAAGGCAGATTGACGAAGAAATAAAGCGAGCCAAGGCGGTAATGACTGCAAAGGCAAAACTCTTTTATGAGTTGGTGAACACAGACGCACAAACAAGCCAAGAATGGCTCAACAACCATATTAGAGCAAGCCTTGATTACTTTTTCTGCGATGCGGATACACAACATCAAAGTGAGTTGTCCGAGCATTTCTACGACAACGGATTTTTCAACAACTACGATTTCCCTACACTCGTTATTAACGATATGGGCGATACGTCTGACGATGATATGCTTGAGTTTAAGTATGAGTACATCGGACATAAGTATTATGTTGAATATTTGAACAGATTAAAAGGTTAATAAAATATACATTACAATGGAGAAAGAAAATTATGGAATAAAAATTAATGCTTTAAAATTCCAGAACGCTGGTGTTTTAAACATCAAAGGACGCACGGGAACGAAACGTTGCCTTGTTGTGCCTATTGAAGACAACCACCTTTTTGAAAGCGTAAATGAAGATGGTTCGCCAAAGGCTGTTTATTTGGATTTAAACGCCTTCGCCTTACGTGAAGCAAAGTACGAACAGACGCATCTTATCAAGCAGTCTTTGCCAAAAGAAATACGTGAAAGCATGACAAAAGAGCAACTGGATGCAATGCCTATACTCGGAGGTTTAAAACCGCTTAACAATACGTTGGCTAATGCCACTGCAATAGACAATGCTCCTTTTGCGCAACCAATGGATAATGAAGAAGATTTACCGTTTTAAACAATAAAAAATATGGGAAGATACAAAAAAACAGAACAAGGGTCTCAGAACAACGAGGTACCTCAGTTTATTCCACCAGTGGAACCTGTCGAGAACAACGAGAATGAATCTCAAGACAGCGAAGCTATAGTACAGCGTATAATACCGCTTATGGCGAGCGAAGATGTTGCGTTACATAAAGGTGGTGTAATTGTGCCAACGACGCATAAAATAGTAAATTGTAAAGGGGCAATGATTGTTTCCACACAGGACAATGCCACGCATGGCTTGCTTGTTGAGGACAACAAACGTCTCGCATCTTCATTTGTTGTGCCAATGGCGGTTGTAACAGACAGCGAGGCAAGCGTTGTTATAAACGTTGTAGACGAAGTGAACATTCTGCGACAGACGCAATATGGCACCCGTATGGATAACCTTGTTATACCAAAAGGTACACATATCGCAGACCTCGTGATTCTATAAACACGTTTGTCGGTGCTGCATAAACAACGGCACCGACACAAACAAATAAATAAAGCAACAATGAGCAATAACATAGAACAACTAAAATCATTAAACGCACAATATCGTAAATTACGTGATGATGAACTCGTTTATCGTATTGAACTACACGCAACAAATGGCGTGCATGGTATTGGCAATCGTGTTGTGATAAACAAGGTCATAGATTTGCTTATACGTGAATCTCAGGTACAGATAGAAAAGGAGGTAAATAAATGACAAGGAACATAAGACATCCTCGTAAGCGTGTGGTAGTACTCCAATACAAGCACAAGAAAGCTATTTTTGCATATAACACTTGCGCAGAACTTGCCGTTGCGAACGATAAAAGCAAGATTGGTGTTAGCTTAGGAGCATTATGGAATGCGCTTGCGAAAAATGATGGCGTCTACGAAAATGATTTGTGTAAGATATATTATCGCAAGATAGAAAACAATAACAATACAGAATGGAAGTAACATATGGAAAACATCATTATAGAAATAGATAAAGACATTAATAACTGCTTTACTGTTCGCCAAGGCGATAGATATAACAACAGACTGACGTATGATGAAATGCTTGGTACGGTAAGTGCTTTAACTATGCCTAAAGAACGTCCTTGTCTTCGTTGGATGAGAACAAAAGAAGAGTGGAACGCTTGGTTTGCGTGTATAACTTCAAGCAAAGAATCAGCGCACTAAAATGAAATTTGACGATTTCTTAAAACGGCAACAGCCTACAAAACACAAGCCACGGCATGAAGAATCTAAAATTCAACAGGCAGTAGTTCAGTGGTTCCGCTTACAATATCCTAAATATATTATTGCCGCTGTTCCTAATGGAGGTTATCGCAATTCCAAAGAAGCAGCTATAATGCAACGTGAGGGTGTTCTTGCCGGGTTTTCAGACCTTATGGTGATAGCGCAGCGTAACGTTCTGTTTATGGAAATAAAAACACCAAAAGGAGTGCAATCTGACAAACAAAAAGAATTTCAGAATAATATCTGTAGGCTTGGTTTTGAATATGTAATATGTCGCTCTTTTGAGCAGTCTGTACTTGCAATAGAGCGATGGTTAAAGGTTATAACAATGAAATAACGTAGAAAGGAGATACATAATGATAAATACAACACACATAATAGAAGCAAAGGAAGAATTGCCATTTGCGATACAAAATACCAATGGCTATGAATTTTGGTCTAACGACAGAAAGTTGCATATCGTTATAGAAAAGCGAACTGCATTTAATCCTTTTAACAACACTCAACAGGTGGTCTATACAACGACTTGTTGGATGCTGTATGCAACTGGCTGGGAACGTGGAGACAATAGCGTTAATGTATATTCTATCAATGATTATGTGAATGAGCTTAAAATCTCGCCTTATTTCACTAAGGCGGTAAGCGAATACCGGCATAAAAACAATATCACGGAGGTTTAAATATGGCTTGCCTTATTATATTTCTCGACTTGTTGCTTATCGGGCTTGTTTATTACGTCTTACTACAAAATGACATTAATTCCTGTTCTCAATCAGAGCGACTGTTATTAATGGCGATGTGGGGTATGTGTGCGTTTTACGCATTGTACCTTGTAATCATAGGTATTATTTCAATAAATATATAAAACAATGGAAAATCCTATTAAATATTTTAATGTAGAGTCTTTTGGTAACACCTACCATATTTATGCAGACCAAACGGTAGACTCCTTGTATGTGCAAGAAACGCTTAACCTCGCAAAGGTGTCGGTTTTTCAGTTTCTTTACACAGAGTACCTAATCACGGATAACTATATGTATTCCATGGAATATTATCTAAAAAAGAAGGGCATTTTTCGTTTTGAGTTAAAAAAGAAATTCAATGCTGCACAGCAATCTTTGCGCAAGATAATCGTAACAATAGAAAAGAATTCAGAAGAGACTTATTGCAATGAATACGCTAACCAATTGAACGACATAACGTTGCCAGTAATCAATAAGCTTCGTGATAAGATAGCAGAGAAATTACAAAATCTTGGCGTTCCTCAGGCAGGCTTGTGTGCGATGATGATTGTCTTGCAAAACCTTATAGGTATGTCAGCGAATACACATCATTACATATTCAAACGTATATACGAGCTGCGCCATATAGATGTCAAGAAGTGCTTTGAAAAGCTGTATTCTGAAACAGCCATCAAGCAAATAGACGAGATGTTGGCGTTGGTAATGGGAAGCAACAGGGAGAAATTTCAGAAAAACATAGTTGACAATAAAACTATCAAAGATTTGTTTGACAAGTATGCAGTCACTTTGTATGACCCACAAAATATTAAAAAAGCAAGTAAGGCGGCTTATGAGAAGATGCCGGAAGAACAAAAAGAACGTTATACTTTACTTGGAGATGGTGCTTGCATCCTTAAAGAATACGTAGTAAATGCCAAGAAGACAGAAGATAGCCGTAAGGCAAGTTAATGCGCTTACACGGAAAGATTGTGTGGATAAAGCAAGCGCATGGTCGCAAGAATATCCGCCCAGTCTATTCAGTGGTGACAAAGACGAGTGTAAATTTACACATGAAGATTTGCGCTCGTCTTTCGTCGCAGGAATAAAGCAGTATTTGCAATCCGTATGGCACGATGCACAAAAGGAACTTCCTAAAGACGGAGAATGGTGTCTTTTACAGACTACAAGCGGGTTTCGTCTTGCCGTGCGTCGTCCAATGAATTCGGGAGCTTACAAATGGTGGCTCATGGATTATTCGATGTATGATGGCAAAGGTCTTGAACGTTGGGCGTATGTTATAGACCTTGTGTTATACAGATAATATTATAAAGCAAGGTGTTTCTGCCTTGCTTTTTGTTTACTCGTCTTTTATGTTATGTTTTATTTAAAGCAATATAAATGCTACTTTTGCAAATATGGCAAAGGTAGACATACAGATAAAAGGTGTTGATGCCTTAAAACAAAGGCTGTTAGAAAGGAAGCAAGCTGTGGATAATGTGTTAAGTATGGCACTACCAGAGCTTGGTGAGAAAGCTGTGACTTTTTCAAAGGATAATAAAGGCTATCAAGACCAAACGGCTAATCTAAAGAACTCTATATCTTTTGCCGTATTCTTTGACGGAAAGCTTATTAATACAGTTATAGGCAAGATACCCGAGCCTGATAAAGTAAAGGGAGGACAGGCACAGGTGCAAAACGCATTAGAGGAATATGCATCCAAGCCTGGCGTTGTCGCTCCTAAAGGATATACAATAATCGTTGTTGCTGGTATGGTATATGGCAAATACGTTGAAGACAAAGGTTATAACGTGCTATACCTTACCAAGCAGTTTCTTCGTGACGGAATGAAAGATATTTATAATATGATTTTTAAATTACTAAAAGAAAAGTGAGGTTGTTACGCCTCACTTTTAATCTTTTCTATGTATGGTGCAAAGACTTTGGACATTTGTATATATGTATTGCATAGCCATTCATATATAGGTAACCGGTTTTCTTGTTCATAGCCACCGTTGTCATAGTTAGTTAGCATTATAACGCTCGCTTTGTTGTCTTCTGCTAATTGCCATTGTAAAGGCTGATTAAATTGCTCGTTTATAACATCTTTGCTTTTTTCTATTAAATGAAAATGCCGCTTGTTCTCGTTTTGGTCGGAACTATCAAGCAGCAAGCGTACAGATACAGAACCTTTGCGAATAAACATGTCAAAGTGTACTTTTGAAGTGCCAGTAGATATTGTTAACCAGTGGTAAGATTGTGGCATGCGTGATAGTTGTACACCATTTTTGTTGGCGTATTCACAAAGATTAGTCCAAAAATCAATGAGTCGCTGTTCAGTAGCAGATTTCTGTGCAGGTTTTCCTTTTTCTATCACAGGAGCACACACGACATCAAACAATATAGCAGGTTTTGAATCGCCAATACTTACAGCGGTTGCTTCGATAAAATAGAAATTACAGGCAATTGACGAGTCATTTAGCATCTGTATAGCACTAATATGTTCATCTCTTGCTTTTTCTACTATCCATACAGCATAATCCGCTCTTTGATGTGCAGCATATGTTATAACCTTGCCCAAGTGGTCTGAATCACTATCTCCAAACTGATTCTCAATAATAACATCCTTTTCTCCGTCATCACCGGCCTTTGCGACAATATCTACTTTCATCGTTTCAAGCTTATGTTCTCGGTCAGGGCATGTTATATTGATATTTAATTTTTCAGACAATACCCCAAGGTGTTTACTTAACCATGGTGTAAATCCCGTGGCTTCACCGCCGAACACATCCTTGAGAGTGTGCATTGTAATGCGGTCTATTTCTTTCATCTTCTTAAAGACTTAACAGAATTTACTATAGGGTTATAATCAAATGTTATATTTTGTCCGTCTTGAGACAATGAACCTTTAAATGTCTCTTTTTGCCCATTTTTGTCGTAAGTGAACGTTATTTGATTGTTTGATATTTGATAATCTGCTGTGATTGTGTACTCATTTACATCTTCGTCAAACGTTTGTTTGTCAGTATATAAATAGTCTGTTTCGTATACAGCACATCCTTTAGCGTTGAGAGGTATAAAAAGTGTACCATTGGCTCTATATACCCCGTAGCTGTAGACAGTAATTTCTTCGTAATAGTTGCTGTATCCTATTCTTACAACGTATGAGCCTTCTGAAAATTTGTAAAATTTTTCTGTTTTTGTGAGTTTAGCCTTTACTCGAGAACGAGACACCTTTACATGGAAAAGACATTTGTCAGAACTAAAAGACGCAGTTATAACAGAATCACAATCGTGTTTTTCTATATCACATAAATTCCAGAACCAATATTGTGTGTTTATATTTGATTCTTTTGTATATTTCAATCCCTGTAATTCTTCTACTTTTGTTGTTATTATGGAATTCTCCTCAATTTTGTCAACGGCAACGTTATCTGCATTATGGAAGTTAGATTTTACTGAAACCCAGTTGGTGTTTTCCAGTTTTATATTTTCTGTATTTGAATCATCGTTATTGGAACAAGCGATGTTTAATGCTAATATGACAGCAAATGCTAATGCTGTTAAATTTGTTTTCACTTTCATTTTTTTATTATTTAAAATTATAAATAGTATTATATCTGTTTAAGATGTGTTTTGCGTTTGTTTTATTTCCTTGATGTACGTGCAATATAGCCATTCGTAAATACTCACGCTGTCGTAATTCTCCGAGCCACAACAGCCGTTCGTAGCATTGTATAGCTCGACTTATCCCCCCTAACTCCATGTATTGCTTTATAAGCTCACGGATTTCTTTAGTTGACATATTGTATATCTGTTTCATAAGCTTAGGTTTTAGTTGCAAAGATAGCCTTTTCCGTTGATTTGTAGCTATTAATTTAGATATTTATTTATAGTATTTAATATAAGGTTTAAAAACCACTAAAAACTAAAAGAAACTAAGAATACATTTTGTTATCACAGAGAAAAATATTAACTTTGTGGTGTTAAAATTAATAATTAACTAATAAACAAAGGAGATACAACAATGACAAAGCAAGAAGAAATTAAAGTATTGCAATCCCTTAAAGGCGATACTTATTTTGCACAGAAATTTGGTGCTGACATTGACACAATGTGTGAAAACATAAAAAATGATTTCGCTATTGAGTGTGGCTGTGTATTTGACGAAGAAGCGAAAGTTTTGCGCAAAGAAATTGAAAACGTTAAAACAACAGCAAAGGACAAGATTACAGATTTTGCACACAACATAATCGCCGCTCTTGACAAAGGCAATGATACAGATGCTATGGCTTATCAAGCGGTAGAAGAAATCATTGGCATTAAGGAAATAATCAAATTCAAACATTCTCAAAACATCGAGTTATCGGAAAGCGAAATCAACTACTTAGTAGACAATTTGGATAAGTAGCAATATTTCATCCGTGAGTGATAAGGCACACATCGGGTTCAAGCCCCGGCACGGAACAAAAGACGTCATTAGTCTTAGGTAGTCTTACAGATTTGCGGTTAGTAGTTCCCTTTGAGCCGTTTCCTACCTCATAAACAAAGAAAGGACTGAAAGCGTGAAATCGAGAGGAGTTACTCTAAACTTGGTCGCAAGGACTTTAACTTGCCGTTTGGTTTGCGGACGCATAAGCAAGCAGCACGGAAAGGGGTGCTATAATCCCACCGCCAAACCTTAGTGATGGCGTAAAATCATAAGGCGTGAGACAACACGGCAAACCTGTGTGACGTACAGTTTACGGCACGTTGGAACAAACGTTAAGTAGGAGTTGATAACTTTATATAATCCGTTGGGCGAAAACGTTAAGCGCATTATTTTATTAATTCCAAAAAGTACATAATATGAAAACAGCATCAATAGTAATTGAAGTAGGAACCATTTACAATGGCAAGACGGTAAGAAATACGGTTGTATTACAGATTCCAAGAGGAGCTGCTGTAATAATAAGCAAAGCTTGGCAAACAGAAAAATTGCCACAGCGTAATGCTATCGTAGCGCATGGCCTTCTTAGCAATCAGGTCGCTCATTGTGACCTCGTAATTGACAACGGAATAGCCGGCGGTATGACAAATATGGCGAAAGTAAACTGTGACAATAAGCGATTTTTTAAAATAGAAGACGACGAAGAAGATTAAATGGCGGCTTTTAATATTAATACATATTATGGTTGCGAAACTTGCGAAGCCGCAGATAAATACGGTAATGGGTGCAAGTATGGACTTATGTTCCCTGTCATGCTAACTATAGCCAAAGCAAACAAATGTCCTAACTATAAATTTAAGAATAAATAATAATATGATTGAAATTCCGAAATCAAATGCCCTTGAGCAGCAAGAGAACGAGCTTGCATCATGGGTGCTCGAGAAGTTGAAGACAAGAAACGAAGTGCAAATCTTACAGCGAACGGAAGGTTGTTGTGCTGGCAACTGGATTGGAAATATGCCAAACGAGGACAAATGGCACGCATCTTCTTTTGAAGCGGTTGATAATGTTGTATTGGCATTTCGTAGACAAGGGTATGTCGTTACTGAACGCCATTCAATGTACTATCCAACGGCGTATATATCCTTTAGAAAGTAACGTTATTATATAGATATAAATAATATGGAACAAGATAAGATATTGACTCACGTCTACGTTGTAGAAGTCGAGTCGAAACAACAAGATAAAGACAATAGCAATGATGTTTGTAACATACATTCAGGAGTGCTCCGTGTCTTTGCAAATAAAGAGGATGCGATGGCTTACATGCGTAAATACTATGATGAATGTCAGTTGACCAGTAAGAGTATTGAAATCTTTGAAAATGGTAACGGATATTTTTCTGTTAAAGTAAAAACATGGAGTGACAACTTTCCTGGTTCTGTGTCTGCAAGTGGTGAGAAATTAGAAAACAGAATATGTAAAACAAAAGTTAGTTGTTATGCAACGGGAATAACAACAAGCTTTGACAAAGAAAAAATTTCTGTTGATGATGATTACTACGATAGATTTTTCGGGTAAAAATATGAATGTATACACAGAAGCAATGTTGGCAAGCTTGTTCAATGTTACAACAACGTCGCCATACGAATGTGATTTAAAAAAGGCTGTACCCGTTAAAGGTAGAAAGTCATATAACAATGCAAAAGCGGTGTCAATACGTATAGCCGAGAACAAAGCGTTTGGTTATGCCGTATCACTTATGCTGCTTGTTGACGGACACTACCGTAAAATACAATGGAGAATGCTCTCTGATAATGAGAAAATATGTATTCAAAAAGCGATAGGTATATAAACAATAAAATCCGCTGCCTGTGGAGATACGGATGGCAGCGGATTTGGAGTTTAACGTAATATCTCGTTAGAGATACAACAATGTGATGCAAAGGTAACCTTTTTTATTTGGTTACACAAAATATTTGACGTACATTTGCAAAATATTAACTAAATACTCAGCATTATGGAAGCGACATTTTCTACAATCAACGGCGAAACCCCTCATGGGGGCGTAAAGATGACGGCTTATTTTTTTGATGAAAATATGAAGCCGTGCATTGAGAAATATGCCAAGCACACAAGGATTATTGAATTTGACAAGAACGGCAATCGAATCTTTGAAGTATATTCTTAATATCAAAGAGTTGCAAGTAATGTTTCAAGCAGAGCTGTTCTGTGTGGGTATTGCTTGCGACACTTTTCTTTATCTTTAATGTATTGTGCAACAGTGTCTGCAAAATCCTCAGTTGGCGCTTGTCGACTATACGGGCGATAAAAGTTACCGTCCGACTTTTGAGCTTGCAACCATTTTGTCATTGACGAGACATTTTGTAGTCTTTTATCTATATGATGTCCTGTTTCATGACAAATACTCTCTTTAAAATATTCCCATGTAGAACGAGCGTGAACTGTCACTGGTTCTGAACTATACATATATCCTTTCTTGAAGCCTTTGTAGACTTTTTTAAAGTAGTCATCAAGTGGGTGCGGTTTGTTGCAGCTCATAATCCCTTTAAGATTTTCTCTTATAAAAGAAGGACATGTTTCAAGAAATTTTGATGTTCTTCTGGCATCCATGTTTGCCTCTAATGCATCAGTAAAAACCTCATAATAATAACTCATTCCATTTTTGTCTGTATATTTCACAAAGTCCGACACATAACCACGGATATCAATAAATTTGCCTTTGGGAGTCCTAACGGTGTGAGCTTTAGCTACCTCATAGCCATTTATGTCACTATCAAAATTAAGTCCTCTTACAAGTCCAGTTTGTCGTAATTGATAACGGGTATATACAAGCGATTTATGGCGAAGCTTGGCATACAACTCAGCGACTTCCTTTGCATCTGTTGCCTTTTTAAGACGTTTGCATAAATTAGATAACGCCACGCTTTGCTTGATACCATTCTTGTATTCTTTGTAATATACATTAAAAGAAGCTTTCGTTGTCCTAACAATGTAGGCGTTATTGATATTTATGCCTTGCGCAAATTTTTTGTATAGACTTTCTACATTAGCAATATCCCACGTTTTAGAACTTTTTAAAGCCGATAAGACTGCATTGTATCTTTCTTGAAGTGCACCTTTAAGTTGTATTCCATCGAGCGCATTGTTCATTCGTTCCAAATACAAATAAGACCTCCTAAGCGTCCAATTTTTCTGTATTTTAACAGCATCACGCCTTGCGTGCCTTGCTTTAGCTATCTCTTGTATAGTATAGCGACGTGATATTGCATCTGCGCCCATTTGCTTGCGCTGTGTTGCATCCAAATACCTTACCCAATAACTTTTATTGTTTGCCAAATGCCAAGCCAACTTGTCACGTTTATATGCTTCTACAATTTTGTCCGCATTGTCCTCAATGTATCGTTTATATTGGTCGGGCATATCCTTAATTCGGTTAGGAGATACGTAATTGGACATATCTTCTCCGTTGAACAGCCGTTTGTAGAATTGCTCACGCTCCTCGCCACTTATCATCACAGGGTCACTGGTGCACATGCATTGAGGATGCCAACCATTCCACACATAGCCTTTAGGATAGTACCCTTCGAGGTCGTCGCAAATGTCGGCACATTTCTCTGGGTCGTGTTGTGGAGATACGTGTATATGCTGCCCTATAACAAAGGGTTCGTTTGCCCAACGGTCGTTTCTTGCTGTGTGATATGCAGCATTGATTTCTGTACGTGCCACACGTAAAGCATTCATACGTGAAGAACGATAAACACCCTGTCCGACCTTTTCAAGAGGTTCTTCTACAAATCTTATTCTGCCATCTATAATACGTTTTCTTCGCCATGTTACCACGTCTTTCTTCTGTCCGTTAGCAAGACGTTGAACGGTGTGGTAGCGACGATACATCATATCAGGCTCTTTTAGATATTGCCGTATTCGTCTGCCTATGTCTTCGGCTGATATTCCTTTGTTTAGCCCGTCAGCAATGACATTAGACATAGCCACCTCGAATTCTGACTTGGTCTGTTGACAGTAATTCCAAATGCGTTGGGCAAGGTTTAGCCCTTTGTCTGTGTGCAAACGGCTTGCGATAAACGTTTCTGCTGCCGTTTTACGGGCGGCAGATAACGCTTTGTCCGACATAACAGAGAAACCGCTTAAATCTGCATTGTCGTGGCTGTACGCAAGAGATACGCCATCTGTTATGCCATTCTCATAACATAACATATTATTGGTGTAATAGTCATTGAATATATCATTCAGTCGTTTGCGTAGAGTAGGGAAGTTGTCAAAATTAAAAAGTGCATCATTTTCAAGCGTATCATCCCCATAATCAAGAGAAGCAAGTTTCTTGATATAACTGCTATACAACATACCAAGTCGGCGGTTGTACGCTGCGAACAGTTGATTTAACTGCTCTTTCTTTTGTTTTGATGTTAGCTTTTTCGACATCACTTACTTAATCTATATCGTTGTTCTATATTCATAAAAGCATTGTGTTCTTTTGTAGGTTTATTGTTGTATTTGTCAATTATTTCTTCCATTTTTTTTATCCCATTTGCCGAAATTTTGTTTGTTTTGAATATATTTGTATTGTTCTCTCATATTGTTAAGAGTTGCCGTTTGCCATTTATATCCTTGATAAGAAACATGAAATTTGTTGTCTCTTGTATCATATCGAATTTGCCCAAATTCTCTCGGCATACCAAATATCTTTTTACCGTTGAGACCTATCTCTACATGCAAATAACCCTGTTCGTCAACACTTAAATGTGTCACAGTAATAAAAGGTTGGTCTGGATATAATTTCTTTAATTCCTCACGACCTTTATATATAGCTTTCGCTTTGTCTGAATCTGAATAAGCTCCATTATCGTCAATTGTATACATATAGTCACTGACAGCATTAATCTTTTCAGTAGAGAGAGTTTCTTTAGGCCGACTCTTTCTTGTTCTTCCACCTCCTTTCGCCATAATTATTCCCCCTCTTCATTATTTATTGATTGTGCTGCTGATGAAGAACTACCCATACCAAGCATTGCTGCCTGTTGCATCAATTCATCCTGCTGTTCCTCTTTCATTTCTTTCTCTACACTATCTGCATCATCATTCAACGGATTAAGTTCAATAGAACGACGTTGCGAAGTAGACGGCTTACCTCCATTGCTTTGTGTGATAAGTTGCATCATCTCAACATCATTCTTCGGAATGTAAGGTTCAAACACAGGCTCAAAGTCTATGTCTTCTGCTACGCTTGCGTCAATGCCCTTAACGTATATACCGGCATTGCAAATACCGTTGGCAACGATATTGCTTCTGCGAGTAAACATTTCCCCATACATCTCGGTCTTATTACCAACCTTTATAAATGGGTCAGTAAACATAAGGCGTATGGCAGCACCACTTGTGTTGTTGCCCAATGTCTTCATATTCTCAAACGATATATCGGGAGTTTGCGTGAACGAGAAAATGATATTAAACAGGTATGCTATTTCCCCTTTTACAGATTCTGGCGAATGGTCCCAAGACAGCACGCTCATTTTGGTTTCCTTTCCACCTTGGAAGACAGCACCTTGTTCTCCTTTCTCTGCGAAACCCTCCAAACGACCTTGTATAAAATATTTTGGCGTGCCGAAGTAGTCATTGGTGTCGCCCCAGTTGGAGATACAATCTTCCACTCGGTCGCAAGCCCATTGCACATCAGCCCATTCTGACTTAAACTGGCGATAATACACAACAGGTATCTTGGTAAAGCCATGTGCTTTTGTTTCGGTAAGGGTCCAGCCTGACCCGTTGTTGATGTATTTGTAGACAAACCTATCCGTATATACATCGAAATGCAGTTCTCTTGTGCCAAGCTCGTCAAACGTGTAGTATTCACGTCCAAAGCCGTCCATTCTATGCCAGTCGTTGTAATGTGGATATAGCTTGTCACCATTGGCAGGCGTAAGCATTTGTACACGTATCTCGCCGCCAAGCCTGCCGTTTTCGTCGGTAGTCATATACCATAGTTCGGCAGCTTCACACTGCGAGGAAACGGTACGTACAAGCTTCTTGTCAAAATACTTTATTTTGTTGTCGTGATAGCAATGTATAATGGCATCAAAGAGCTGCTTCTGCTTGCCACTAAGCTTTTTTACCTCCACGCCGTGGGAGTTGGCTTTGTACGTTACGGCATTTGTTAGAAGGAAGCCCACAAGTCTTTCTACGACAATTTTTTGTGATGGCAAAGCTATTCTAACTCTGTCAACAAATTCGGTTTTGTATACAGTTTGTCCTGTAGTAGGGTCTTTGTAGTCTGTTGGTACTTTTATTTTCTTCTTCTTGCGTTTTTTTTCGTCGAAGACTTTGTGCTTGTAGGGGTCCCATTGGCTCATAAGAGTCTCAAAGCTCTCATGCTGTGGCAGCTTTCGTGCCGTCAGTAACATATGTACTGTATTGGCATCATTTGCGAGTATTTCTGTTATTTTCTTCATATCTTGCTAACTTTGTTAGCAAAGTTACTGAATAGCACTAAAGCCATAAAGAAAACAGGAAAGGCTGTGTAAACAATTAACAAGGTCTAAAATCTTATTAAATAGGGAAAATAAACTAAGAGTAATTTTGCTGTTTGAAAATAAATTATTAATTTTGTGGTGTTAAAGTTAATAATTAACTAATAGCCACAAAGCCCTATCGCATCACGGTTAAGCGAGTTAACATGCACAAATTTTATCAGTTTTACGTAATAGTTGACAAATACGGTAATATACACGACACATATGCTGACAGAAAAGAAGCAAATCATTATTATCATTTGCTTAATGGCAAGTCAGAAAGTATGGCTATAAAAGCCGCTGTTTCAAAAAGCGAGGACTCGCAGGAACTTGCGGTTTACGCTAACACAATGAAAGAAGCCTTAAAGCTTGCAAAGGACAAATTTTAACAAAACAGCCCTCCCGTAACACGGTAAACGGAATAATTATGAAGAAAATGTATTTCACAAGCAAGAAAAGTTTCCTCGTCGAGCAGAACCCCGACGGAACATTGCTCATTACTAAGACTTCGACAATGAAGCCGTTGGAAAACGCAGGTTCATTCATCGTCTCGCAAGGCGGCATTGATGCCATCCTCTCCAAATGCAAGGAAGTTACCGACGAGCAGTTCCTTGAAGACCGCAAGCAGCTTCTTATGCGTCACGAGCAAGCCAAGCGGCACTCTCAAGAACTCGCCCTTGCCAATCGCAAACGTCACGAGCAAGCCTACTTCTCAGCCTTCACGGGTAGTACAGTAGAAGCTACGGTTGAAAATATCCGCATACTTCTGTGCTATCTTAACGACATCAACTGGGGTGTTTGGCAGCTTCCAGCCATGACTATCGGTTACACTTGCAACCAATACGACTGCGATGGCAAGACTGCTACCACCATTACACTTGATTCTCCTGTAGAATATTATGGCGAGCAAGTCACGCAGTTTCAACACGGAGCGCCCAGCGGACACCTCCGTCACTACCATAGAATATAACAAAAAACATTTCAACCCTCGTTATCACGAATAAATTAAAATTATGAAAATTATAACTAACACATTAGGAGTTGGCAACTATAAACATATCAATTACGAAGATGCCAACACTGTAGTTGTTGTCAACGCCAAGAACCCTACTATCGGTCTACTTCGAATAGAGGAAGGCGAAGACGAGGTCGAAGCTGTCAAAAGCTACCTCGCCCAGATAACGTTCGGCTGCAATTATCGCTACGAGATAGTTAAGAAGATAGGCAATACGTACTTTTGTAACTGATGTACACGATAATACACGCCAATACGTACCTCGCACCATGGGTAATACTCCTTCTTCGCTCTCACCTGGGCGAAGAAAAATATTGGTGCCTATCAGATGTACATGCCGAAGAAGACATATTGCGAGTGTATCATACTACAATATACAAAGGTGTTGTACTTGATAACTTACCACAGCATGGTTCTTGGATATCTTTGCAAGACATAAATCGATTGTAAAATAAACACAGCAAATATTCTGTTTTAGGAAAGATTGCTGTGTTTATATTATTCCCAATATCTCACTTGCGCTCATGCCGCTGCCGTAAGCACCAAGAACCTTGTCGAGTACAACATAACGAATACCGTCTAATCCGTGATTCCACATGTCAATTGGTACATTGCGCCAATTTCCTTCTTTATCTTGTTGCCAAGTGTAGTTGTTGAACTCCTTGCGGATATTCACAGAACGGCTCGTAACGTGTATCTTAAATTGTTGCATCTTCATAATGCCTGCGTTTATTGAACCTTGAAACTTTGTGACTGGTTTAATATTCAGACCTGCGTTGTATATTTCATCAACAAGACGTGGGTCTGCGCTCTCTGATATTATTTCTAAGTCGCCTTTTATATCTTTAAGTTCTCTAATTATATCGTCAGTCATCATTTTGGTTCGATAACAACGTTCATCAACATATAGGTCGTTACCACAAAGATACACTTCAACAATGGCAGTTGGGTCATTGGTGTAACCAAAATCCATGCCAATCCAATGATGTCTATGTGCTTCTACCGGTATATAATCGTCAACGACAACATTCTCAAACACAAGGCCCTCAACAATAGCTCGCTGTCCGAGTCCATAGATTCGCCACAGGCTTGGGTTTTTCCATTTCAAGCTTTCAATTTCATCAATAACCTTTTGCTCAAGAAATGGGTTGTCTTTATATGTGGATATGAACCAATAAGTATTTTTCTCCTCGTTTACTTGGTTTATCCAGTGTTCTTCAGAAAATGAAGGGTTATAGTCGAGTATAGAGAACTCTGTAGTACGCATTTGTAGCTGCTGCCATTCTATGAAAGAAAGCTCATTTGCCTCGTTTACAAACAATATCTTACGCTTAGAACCACGCACCTTTTGCTCGTTGTCAGTGGAGAAGAACTCAATCCAAGAACCATTAGGGAAAGTGTACACATACTCTGACTTGTTCATTGATTTATCATTCCACCAACCCAAGGACAACATCACATTCTTAAAGTCACGGTATACGGTACGCTTAATAGAGGGCATACCGGCACGTATTATTGAAACGGTTGTGCCAGCGTTATTAAAGCAATATATGCAAAGAAACTGCACAATCGACCATGTTTTGGCTGAACGTGAGCTTCCTTGCAATGATACGGTAGTAAATCCCGCTTTCTTGGCGGCATCTACTCTCATGTAGTTCTTTGCTAAAAATACGTGTGGCATTTGCTTTATTCTTTATTTGGCTGTGCTTCTTTACGCTCTTTTTCCTTCTGAATCTCCGCAAGAACTTTATTGTATTCTTCTGTATTTGTAACAACGTGCACTTGCAACGGCTCTTGTCTAAGCTGCTCTCCTTTGCTCGTAAGGTCGATGTGCTGTATCTTGCCATAAGCTCTGTCTACGACACGTTCGAGTATATCCATGCCCTTTTTGTCAAGAATACCCTTAGCAACAATGCGCTGCATCATAGGGCGTGTCTTGTCGGCAAGGACAGCCTTAAGTTCATCCTCGGGCAATGTTGCTATATAGAGAAAAGACTCGGCTATAGTCTGCGCAGTTGGCACTTCGTAGCCTTTTTCTTTCATCTCGGCAATGAACGTTGTCATTGTTCTTGGCTTGGGTGGTCGTCCTTTGGGATTAGTAACTTCGCCTTTTTTAAACTTGCCTTTTTCGAGATTGGCAAGTTGTTTTTTGCGCTTACTTTCATTTTTTGATAGTGCCATATTATTTTCCTTTCTCCTTATATTTTCCTTTCATTATGTGTTTATCGCACATTTAAGCACGTTTATCGCTGTTTAAAGCCGTTTTACGGCACATTTCAAGTATTTGCATATACTCCATCAATTCACCACGACGGAGTATGTTAGCGCATAGGCTGACAAATGCAGTCGCTTTATCACTCTCGTTTATGCGCTTTATTTCACTTGCGCTCAACGTTAGTAAACACTCCATCACCGCCACCTTATCCTTTGCAGGCAGCGATGATGAAATGTTAATGTTGAGCGCACGCTCAATGGTTGTTCTGATGGGTAAGGGTTTACTCATAGTTATTTATTTTTATTCATGCTTTTTTGTTTTGCTGTTTGATTTATTATTATTATATTTGCAATGATTTATCTGTTGGGGTAACCTGATATGCGGGAGCTCCATTTCGGCATGATATTGCGGATGAATCCAAGTTAGGGAGGCATATCCTCCGCTAACCATTTAATCTTGCCTCTTTTTCTTTTCTAATGTCATGTCTATGAACATGTCCATTAGAACCTACAACTATAACCCAGTCAATTTTCTCTAATGCTTTTTTCGGTGATTTTTGTATGAACCCATTTTTCCCGTAGATTTGATTTTTCACATAGTTCTTATCCGCCAAAGGGCTGTTCTGATACAAAACAACCGCTTTCACATTCTGAGCACTCGCCCTTTCCAATTGTCTTTTGATAGTATATTTGCCAGCTTCATTGATGGTCTTTATATCCATGGGGATATTGTAAATACGTCCATCGTTATGAGGTTCAAACTCTATTGTAGCACGTTCACTGTCAAGATACACTTTGTAGCCTTTATTGGCGAGAAACAAAGTGGCTTCTTTTTCTTTATCTATATTTGGGTCTTCAACTTCATTGTGTTCTTTGTTTGTGGCAACAAATCCGCCTGACGGGTCGAAGTAAGAGCGTGAAACGTCATAAAAGCCAGAGTGCATAAGTCCATCAAATTCACTCCTTCTCGTTGACAAGGCTTTTGGATTATTCCTGTAATTTCTCGTACCACCACTATTCTTTGCCATTGCTAATATTTTTTAGAACAGCCCCCACTCGGCAAACTTCTCGAATCCGCCTACCTTATTGATGTAGTCTTTTGCTATCTTCACTATCTCGGAGTACGGCTTGCCGTCAACAGTTTCGTCACCGATAGCGCAAAACAGTTCTACAGGCTTTTCCCCTTTTTGCGCCTTTAGAAAAGCGTAGATATTAACCGAGACGTCGGCTTTAGACAGGTCTTTTCCGTGCAATCCACCACCTGTTACCGACTGAGCCATATCAGAGCCGAGTTTTCGGTTTGTTGCTCCGCTATCTACATCTGTGCCACCAGTCCAGTCTCCGAGTGGGTTGATAGTTGCAGTAGGATAGAGCTTTTTCAGTTCTGCCGTATTTGCGTTACTCTGACAGATAACTAAATTTTCTCCGGCAAGGATGTATTTGCCGTCTGTTGGAAAATTTGCGTATATATCGTGGGCCAACTTAGAAAGAGACTTTTCTTCGACCGAGAGTGGCATACCCTTGAAGATTCCATTGTCACCGCAACGGATAATGCCATCTTGGTTCTTTGCAAGGTGCGCGTCCTGTGGCTTGACTACAAGGTTCAGTCGTAAATTGTCGCAATTGGTGATGCGCTCCACAATTGTGTACACTTCTTCTTTAGAGAAAGCTACGCTACTTTCAATAATAACGTTAGCTACGCCATGTCCGATAAGAACTTCTACGGCAATTTTGGGACTGTCCTGCTTAGTGTAAGCAAGGTCAACGATAGCACCTGCAATGCGGTCTGCCACCTTGTCGGGATGCTGTGGGTTTACTTTTTCTATCATTTCTTTTAGTTTAAATTTTTATTTTATATTTGGCAATGTTAAAGTTACGTGGAAATATAATTTCATCTTCTGCGCCTCCTATTACAAGACAGTGAGTACCTTTGGGAATGCGGTACGCATACATATGCTTAGAACCGTACATTCCCGAAGAAAAGTGCTCTGCTACGGTTGCCATACGGGAGGTGCTTGTGTATCCTTTATTTGTTGCAGTCGGTTTATTCTGTGTGCCACGATACACTATTACGTCCTTAGAAAGGGTTGTCCTTTGTATTATCTTGTCAATCTGTTGTTTTACCGCCTCTTCTTTTTTGTCAAGAGGTCTGTTGCTACGCAATTTCTCGTTAATGCTTTCAAAGCCCCATCTTTGATATTCTGCCACAGCGTTCTTTTCGTCTTCGTTTTTGAGCTTAGTAGGCATCATTGAATGTTGTTTTTGCTCCTCGTCGTATACTTTATTAAAGACTTCTCTATACCTATCTTGGTTCTTCTCAGACCATCCTTCCTTTTGGACTATATTTAATAAAGCTAACGCATTTGTACCAATGCGAGATTTGACGTTTTGTACGTTGTACCTTTTAGGTATTCTTGTCGAGCCATTTCCTTTACTCATTTTCGTTTCCCTTTATTTTTTCGGCCTTCTTGCCTGTGTAGGTTTCCCAACGGTTGATTATCACATCACAATAATGAGGGTCAAGCTCCATTGAAAAACCGTTTCTGTTGAGTTGTTCGCACGCCATTATAGTCGTGCCGCTACCACCGAAGCTGTCGTAGACATTCCAGCCTTCCTGCGATGAGTTCTGAATAAGATATGCGAAAAGTGGAATAGGCTTCATGGTCGGATGTTCGACACTCTTTGTCGGTCGGTCAAACTCCATAACGGTCGTTTGTTTTCTATCACTAAACCAATTATGGCTCGCTCCCTTTTTCCAACCATACAAGCAAGGTTCATGTCGCCATTGGTAGTCTTGTCTTCCGAGCACCATAGAGTTCTTTACCCATATCAAATTCTCTCGCAGCTCAAGGTCTACCGTGTTGATAAGGGCTTTTCTAAACCAATAGGAGTAGCCGTCGCTGTGGAATATATAGAACGAAGCGCCTTTCTCCATATTAGAATTGGCAGCGTTAAATGCGTTTGTTAAAAACTCCTCGAATTTATCGTTGTCCATTTTATCATTTAAGACGACCAGTCCATCCTTGCGATGTCCTTCTGTTGCTGCGCCATCATAACCGTAAGCCACATTATACGGTGGGTCCGTCAAATAGAGTTGGATGTTTGTTCCCCCGAGTAGTTTAGCAACTTGCGATGCGTCAGTTGAGTCACCACACATGAGTCTATGTCTGCCGAGCTGCCAAATATCCCCGAGTTTACATTTCGCTTCAATCTCATGCTCGTTCTCATCGTATGCGTCGTCTTCTGTTTCTTTGCGTTCTGGCATTTCTTCGACTGGCTCCGTATCGGTCAAGAACGAGCAATCAACGCCCCAGTCCTGCAAATCCTCTACCTCCCAGTCTCCGTTGGCAAGCTCGTCCCAATCCCAGTTACCTGCCTGTACGTTGTCCTTGATGGCATACTCTTTTATTTTGGCAATGGGTACGTCCTTGTTGAGAATAAAGCAAGGCAGCGCATCGAAACCTTCCACGCCTTCATTGTGCAGTTCCTGACAGATACGCAATCGCATGTTGCCACAAATAACAACAAACTTGCCGTCCTTGATAGCATACACCATGAGTGGCTTGTATTGCAACAACTCGGGCGAGTCTTTGAGCGACTTCTTTAACTTGTCGTGTTCCTCGCCTTTAAGGTAGCGAGGGTTCTTTGGAATGCCTACAATCTGCCCTTCATTGAGTTCCAGGCAGCTTAGATTTATTCGTTCTTTAACGCCCAATTCGTTGAGCGTGTTATTCCGCTTTTTTGCCATATTAAACGAGTTTTATAATGATTTAAGGCAAAGTTAAGCAGATTTATCAAGGTTTATAAGGATTTATTAGTTTCTGTGTAAACAAAAAAGGTACGCTACGTTTTAGCCGTGCGTACCCATTAAATATGTGTTATATTACAACTGTGTTACCTGTCTTTCTGCACCTAATTATCCTGTACAAATTATTTTATTGTCTTAATATTTTCTTGTTATAAATAATTATTTTGAACGTTTCCGTTTTGCTTTGGCAATATATCTACGAATTTTATTTGCATAAAACTTCTCATTTTCTGATGTTTTTGCATTATATAATGATTTAAATAAATCTGTAAGATTTCTACCGTCTTTGGCAATGCTTTTTGCAAGTTGGAGGTCACTTACATGTATGATAGCACCTTTTTCACCATCTCCAAATGAACAATACTCTGTTAATAATTACATAATCGTTTGAAAATGAACAAGTTAATTAACAA